TTTTAAGAAAAATTTTGTAAAAAAAAATTTTGTAAAATATTTTATGCCGATTCATGGCAACCACTGAAGATGGTTGCCTTTTCTCGGCATAGGAACTATAAAATTATGAAGCCACATTATACAAAGAAGCTTATTAAAGATGCTATAGACTACTGGCAGACATTGCTAGAATCATTTGATGCATCACAAATTGATGTTGAAGTCATTGATGATCCCAGTAGAATAAGAGAACTTCTACCAGATGTTGTCAATCTAGTTAAAAAAACATATAGACCAATTGGCGGCTATTATGGAAACACTGACATCAGCAAGCTGTCAAGAAGCATATCATTGATAAAGCTGGTCAAAGCAGAAGATGGTCATATTGCTTCATGTGCATTTTATAGAAATGCCAATGGCGGCTTTAAGATACAAGCTTATGGTAATGATGGAACTCAATTTGGAAAAAATGGTGTCAAAGCAATTGTGAAGTCTGACACGGCGCCATATACTAATTGGATATGGGGAGAAGTATCAGGAGCTATTGAGCACTATTTCAAGAAATTTGAAGGATACCCATTGCCAAATGAATTTGTTGTTGAAGTTCTGCATAAAAGCCCAAATGACATTGAACTGCTTGATGACGGATTCCACTATAGAAGAAGAATTGGGCAAAATGAAGATCAAACTGAAAAAGTAATATATGGATTTCCAAACAAAGAGATTGCAGACAAAGCAATGGCTACAGCAGAATATGAAGCAAAAAGACTTACATTGAATATGAATCTAGTAAAACCTTCAGACTTAGCTAATGAGTCTGAAGACTCTTCACTGACATTTGAAGGCGCATGCTCATATGTGACGCAGCTTTCTGACTTGTATGATGAATGCAAATGGGACCAGCTTACTCCAGGACTTTCAGCATTGCTTGACCAGTCAATTGAAGTCATACGTAAGAATGTCAACAAAGCAAAATGGGTGCAGATGACATTAGATGAAGCATTGTGGCTTAGAGAGCACATGCCAGAGATCAAGTTCTTCAAATACACATTTTGAAGACAAAACTGTCAAACTATGTCAATCATAAATATGAAAAACTATCTAGTCTAGAGCCAGCAAGAACTATAGAAGTACATCAAATTCATGCATAAAGATATTCGAGCAAAGAATGTCGCTTTGCCAAAGTCTCATAGAAGCACATCAATTGTCAAGCTAGTGAGTGAAAGCTTAGACAATGTAGAACTATGTGAATTTGACCCACATGAATGCCATATGCTTGAGATTGGAAATGAAAGCTAGCTAGTCAAAGCTATCAGACAGCATGAAAGAAATGTGATGTTCAAGAATGAAGCTCTTCTGCAGACATATCCAACTTCATGGCTAGTGAAAAGATTCAGAAAGTTCTGTGCAGATGAGCTTCCAGCTGAGCTTGAAGATCTTACATTTGGCATGCTGTATGATGACAATGATGACAATGAAAGAGTAGTTGATGAAGTTGTCCTGTCAGATGAAGACTAGAAAGTGTCTCCGCAGGTACGTCTAGCTTTGCCGACATATGCAGATGACAAAGACCAGTAGAAGAAGCTTAGAGAAGAAGTCGTATAGATTGCTATAGCAGCTGGATACTATTTTTCTTCTGAACAGCCATGGGACTACTAGCCAAACAACTAGATCAAAAGAGCAGTCAGAGTCTTCTACATCACATTTGAAGCAAAATATTCATATCTTGATGTGCAGCTAGCTGATGTGCTGTATCATGTCACTTCAATGCGGTCGCTTTAGAAGATAAGAAAAGCTGGGCTGACAACAAAGATGCAGTCAATAGACTTCTCATATCCTGACAGACTGTTTTTGTTCAATGATGCGCCATATGAAGACATATTGAAATATGGAATAGACAAAGCATCAAAAAAAGGCGACACTCAGTTCTGCGTCTTGAAGATCTTGAAGAAAAAGATTCAAGACAGCTAGCTATGGAAAGACGGCAAGATGAAGTTCTACAGAGATCCATCATATTCAGATGAAGACTCAGACTTCACTTAGCAGAAAGCCGTGTTCACATATTCGCATATTCCTAGAAATCTAATAGAAGACAATGTCTTAGTCTATGATGTAGACACAGACAAGTCAAAAATTGCCAAGCTTTGACTTTATCATCAGCACGTCTATGCTTGTATTTTATCTATATGTGTGAAGAGAAGACTGACATAGAGTCATTGTTCAATGAGCTGTCAAAGAAATATAGCATCAACAAGCAGAAGTCATATGAAGTCATATATCCTGAGAACTATGAAGTGAAGACTTCAGGCAATAGATATGTGAAGCTTGTTGCAATGTCAAGGCATAAGACTTCAAAGCATCTCATAAAGATCATTGTCAAAGTTGAGAAGACTGTAGACACATTAGATCCAGTTGGCAGCAGGTCATTGTTTAGACAATATGAAGAAGTGACAGTGACAACTGACCACATATGCATGAGATATGACAAAGACCATTTCTTTGAGAACGTTGATGCAAAGAATCTAAAAATCAATGACTATGTGTCAGTCTATGATGAGTCTGAAGACAAAGAGCTAGTCGGCGCAATAGTCAGCATTGAAGACATGGGCACAACTGATGACTATGTGTATGACTGTGAAGTTGATGATGAGTCTCATTTATTCTATGCGGACAATATCTTAGTCCACAACAGTCAGTTCTGCAATATCCAATGTGTATCAGATGACTTCAAGAAGAAGTATGGGCTAGGCGATGACCTTGCAAAGTGGGATGATGAGCACAAGCTGATGCTGTGGAAGTGGGTAGATGACTTTGTTGAGAATGAAGTCAATCCATTTGTGCAGAATGACTTGATAGGCAAGACTTATCGCACAGAGCATCCAGAGGTGCTCAGATACTCACTAGAGTACATCGGCGCTGTCGGACTTTATGAAATGAAAAAGCACTATGCCGTGCATAAAATCCTCTCAGAAGGCCCCGAGATTGTTGACAAAGTGAAGTTCTCGGGAATTGAGCTGAAGAAAGCTTCAGTGCCGCCGATGGTCAAAGACATTCTGCGTGACATATATCTCGGTGTCTTGAAAGAGAACTGGAATGAGCATGACTTTGTAGACTATGTGAACAAAGCATATGACGAGTTCAAGACAATGGATGTTGATGACATCGCAATGTGGAAGGGGTACAACACAGCTCGCGAGTCATCTGGCTTCTTGCAGATGGAGCTTGGAGCAACTGGAATATCTAAAGCATGCACATTCTACAACCAGATGGTCAAGCATCTGAAGATAGGAAAGAAGTATGACTCAATACTTCTGGGGCAGAAAGTGCGCTTCACTTACATAGTTCCGTCAAATGAGTACGGCATCGAATGCATAGCTTTCCACGATGGACAGTGGCCAAAAGAGTTTGACAGCGTCTTCCAAGTTGACTATGATGTGATGTTTGACAAGCTTGTGCTGTCGCCGCTAAAGAGCTTCTTGAAGGCAACTAAGTTCAAGCAAGCTGACCCAAGAAAGCAAGTTGTGTTTGATGTGTTTGAGCTGTGATTATGCAAGTACAATTTCATCATGCAAGCTAGTTGTCCAGAGAGCAAGATAGAAGAATGCGCAGCAGAGCTGCTTGGAGAGAGCTTCAAGTTCAGAGAAGGCCAGCTTCAAGCTGTGAAGTTCACTGTAGACAATGCAGTGTCAGACCTCAAGCATACATTGCTTGAAGCGCCGACAGGCTCAGGAAAGTCTATGATTGCACTGATAGCAGCATATGTCTTGTGGAAAGTCTACAGCAAGAAGTCTTACATCTTAGTCTCAGACCTCAGTCTGTTTGCTCAGTATGAGAATGACATCTCCAAGCTCAAGCAGAAGTGCTTTGGATGCATCAAGGGCAAGGAGAACTACACATGCTGGAAGAATGGATGCAATGTCAGTCAAGCTCCGTGCTCTCTGAAGGGGACTGGTGTGGCTTCAGTGATGTTCAAGAGCGGCAGCTGGCCATGCAAGAGGCAGTGCAAGTACATGCTTGACTATGTGAAGGCTGTCCATGCTCCGATAACCTTGATGACTTACCAGCTGTACTTCATCCAGCGAAACTATGTTGAAGACATGCTGTTCAAGGGCAAGAACCCTAATTTTCCGGCCAGAGACCTAGTGATATGTGATGAGTGCCACAAGATCTGTGAGATATGCCAGACTCACTTTGCACCAGTCATAAGCATGAAGCGGCCCAGCTGGATGACAGTGCTTGACAAGTGGATGAAAGCTCCGTCAAGTGAGACTCAACGCCTCCGCTTGGTGATGAACATGGGGCTATGTGAGTCTAATGACGAGCTCATGGAGCTTGTGAAGAAGTACGAGCAGTATGTTGGAATGTACACAGCAGCCAACACAGCGGCTAGAAGCCAGTTTGCTGAGAAGTCTAAGCTGTCAAAAGCTGAGAGAGCTGTCCTCACCGCCGGAAACAATGCTAGACAAGAGCACTGCAAGCTTGAGGACTTCTTGGAGTTCATCAGTGAAGTCGGGTCATCTGAGTATGCTGTGCTGACATCTGATGCAAAGAGCCACACTTTGAACTTTGTGCTTGATGACATGATGCTGAAGAAGTACTTGCATGCAAAGTCTGGCTGTGAGATGCTGATGTCAGCAACTATAGGCGACTTCAATGAGTATGCAAAGCTTGCAGGGCTTGACAAGAAGAGCTGCAGAGCATTTGTGATGGACTCAACATTTGACTTCAGCAAGTCACCAGTGCTGTTCTCACGAGCAAACAAGATGTCATATGAAGAGAAAGACAAGTCAATAGCTGTGATAGCCAAGCAAGCTGCTGACATATGCAGAGAGAACAGCAGTGTGCGCGGCATTGTCCAGACTGGAAGCTATGCAAACTTAGACATGTTTGTGCAGAGCTTGCCTGAAGACACAGCAAAGCGCTTGATCACTTACAAGAATGCCGCTGAGAAGAAAGCTGCTCTAGCTGAATTCTTAGAACGAGCCGATGATCCAGATGACAACAGCATCTTAGCTGGACCTACATTGATTGAAGGGCTGAACTTCCCAGACAGCTTGTGCCGGTTCCAGATATGCATCAAGGTGCCATATGCATGCTTGGGAAGTGAGTATGTGAAGCGGAAGATGGCTTACGTAGACGGATGGTATGAGTATGATGTCATCAACAAGCTATGCCAAGGGATTGGACGTGGTGTGAGACACAAGACTGACTGGTGCAAGACATACATCCTCGACGGCTGCATCAGCTGGCTAGTCAGCAAGCTGAACAGAATGGGAGCTTTGAAGGGACGGTTCAAAGAGATCAACTATTAAAATAATGCAACTTCAAAGATGCAAAACTGTCTTGAACTTCAAAGCATCCGGCGGAATGTTTGAATATGTGTACAAGGCAGCTGGTTTGTCAGAGCTGTTATTTTCAAAGTTGTTGTCTCTATACAGCTTCAAATGCTTTATTTTGTCTCTGTCTACTTCTATCAAGCAGAAGTCTTTTGACATGACTAGCTGTCCCAAGCTCTTATCATATGTCTTTGACATCTTTCCAGCTTGTCTTAGAAATGACTTGATGCGATATATGTCTAGTCCATTGAACAAATATACACGATGGGGATGAATGATGTTTGACATGCTATGCACAGTCTTTGAAGCTTCAAGCTTCTTGTTGATGCTTTGTCTGTCATCGCCATGAGGATTCAGTCCATATTTCAAGATCTTGTCTTTTGATGAAAGAGGTGCTACATGATACAGCTTGTCTTCAACTTCTATGTCATCTTCTTGCCATTTTGCTTCAAAGCTTATGACAAATGAGATGCTTTCTCTGCTTCTAGAAGGTGAATACGCTATGTAGTCATATCCAAATGAATCTCCAGCTTCAATCATCTTCTTCAGCACATCTACACTAAGAACATCATCAACTAAGCTTCTTGACGGAAACATGACAACAATATGCAGTCTTCCAGCAGCATCATCCTTGACATTCATAGCTTGCATCTTAAGATAGCAGCATTTTGGTGAGTCTATCTTGATGTCATCATATGCAAATGACTTCTTTGCTGCTGCATCATACACCATCAAGTCGTTTGCAAAACTGCATATTTTTACATCAGGCTCATAGAATTTTGTAGAGAACACACAGAAGTCCATTCCAAGACAGTCCGCTATGATCTTAGCTATTCGCTTTGCCAAGTATCTAGATGGATATGTCTTGATCTCTGCATCTGCAAGATATACAGCATTGCCATCAAGAGCTCTTCTTATAGCTCTTGAAGAGTCTGATGAGTACACTAGATCATCTTTTGATAGATCTGCATAGTCTAAGACCTATGCGTTCGCGCACTCATCTGCTAAGCATATGCCAGAAGTTCTGAAGACTTCTAGCCTGGGAGCAGATGCATTCAAGAACTTGTGCATTTCATCTAAGATATTCATTTGCATTATTTAAAAATATGATATTTTTCTAAATATACTTTTTATATATTTTACATTTTAAACATTTGAAGACATAATGCTCTGCCATCTAAGTGTAAATAAAAATACACATCTAGATGAGAAAGACATGGAATGAAGAAGTTCTTCTACAAGCTGTGGGCAAAGTTCATAACAGCATTCGGAAACATCAAAGTGTTCAAGTTTCCAATGTTCATGGTCTATGACCCGACATTCTTCTTGATGGATGGAAAGCACATCAAGCAAGCTTTGGACATCCTTGAGCCAGGTGACGTCATCATGCGTGGATACAACTGCTATCTAGACGGCATGTTCATTGATGACCCATTCAAATACTCACATGGCGGCTTGTACATCGGCAATGACACAGTGATACATGCAGTTGCAGAGGGTGTCAGTGAGATTGATGCAATTGAGTTCATGGAATGTGACAGAATATGCATCTACCGTCCAAAGAAGTACAAGAGAAAAGCAATTGCCAAAGCTAAGAAGCTGCTAGCCGAAGACACACCTTACGACTTTGGTTTTCGAGTCGGCGGTAATTCAGTTTATTGCTTTGAGCTATGCGCAGAATGCTACAAGAAGCTTGAAATAAAGACATTCACGGTCAAGAAGCTGTTTGGGCTCCTTAGAAGAAAAGCATATCTAGCTTAGAGCTTCAGAGAAAGCCCAGACTTTGACTTAGTGTTTGAATACAATCCAAAGCTTGAAAAGAAGCTTAGAAAGCTAGAGAGCAGCAAGAAATGAAGAAAGATGACCTGTCTTAGAATTCTCGAAAGAAGAACCGTCTAAAGAAAGCAGCATAGATCAAGACATTGACCGTTGAAGAGATGATGGCTCAGCGGTTTGACCGCTTAGAAGAGAAGCTAGACGGATTCAAAGATGAGATAAATGCCTGGAAGCAAGAGTTTGTCAAGCAGCTCACAAAGCTCAACACCAACATGGAGCGAGTGATGAACTAGATCTGCGACCATGAAGGGCGCATAACTAAGCTTGAGCTAGACTCTGTGAAGCACAAAGCTCGTAATGAGACAATAAATGACATGGCTAAGTTTGGATGGACAGCTGCAAAGATCATATTGGGAGTTGGTGCAATAATAGGCGCTGTCGGTGGATGTGGATGGGTGCTGAAGCTGCTGTCTGTGTTCTGAAAAAATGTTATAGCTATAAAGAAAAACTAATATGAAGAAAAAATACTCAAGAAAGTTCATATGTGAAGCAATTGCTTACTGGAAGAAGCAACTAAGACAACTGAATGAAAAGACTTCATTCTTCGCAAAATATGATCATACTGACCCAGCAATAGGTGACCAATATCCACCATATGATCCCAGCATGACCTGGAGTGAATTTAAAGCAGCAGGTGACAAAGCTTTAAAAGATAATGACATCTTCAACATTGCTCTGCTTTGCGGTCCAAATGACATTGGATTTGGTGAAGAAGTATGCTATGTTGATGTTGATGTTGATGCTAAAAGAAACGTAAAGACTTTAGTTGTAAGTTGTGCTGGTGGCTGAAGCATAAAATATAAATACAAATCTGCAAAGCCAAGAGTATACATCTCTTGGCTTTAATTTTACTGTATAATATTAAATTATGAGTAATAGAAGACGAGGCATTCTGCTCGCGGGCGGAAGCGGCTCTAGGCTCTCACCATTGACAAAGTATGTCTGCAAACAGCTGCTTCCCGTGTACAACAAGCCATTGATATACTATCCACTGTACACAATGGCCAAAGCTGGTGTCAGAGACATCTTAGTGATATCTACGCCAGAGACAACTCCCATTCTTGAAGCTAATCTCAAAGACGGCAAAGAGCTTGGTCTAAGTCTCAGCTACAAAGTCCAAGAGAGGCCGGAGGGCATTGCACAAGCGGTGCTGATAGCTGAAGAGTTCATCGGCAGCTCACAGTTCTGCTTGTTCCTTGGAGACAACATCTTCTACGGCAACCAGCTTGAGAAAGTCATCAAAGAAGCATGCAAGTCTGATGACAATGTGATATTCGGATATCCTGTGTCAGATCCAAAGCGGTATGGTGTGATTGAGTTTGATGGAGAAGACAATGTGCTGTCTATTGAAGAGAAGCCAGCTGAGCCGAAGTCAAACTATGCAGTGCCTGGAATATACTTCTACAACAATGAAGTAGTTGCTCTGGCAAAGACTTTGAAGCCAAGTGCAAGAGGCGAGCTCGAGATAACTGACTTGAACAGGCTTCTTCTTGAGCAGAAGAAGCTGAAGATGAAGCGGATAGGCGTGGGAAATGCATGGTTTGATGCTGGGACATTCCAGAGCTTGAATGATGCAAGCAACTTTGTGCGCATGATAGAAGAGCGCACTGGTGTGAAGATATCTGACATTGAGTCATTGGGGAAGAAGAGATGAAGAGAAAGAAGATGAAGAGTGTGCTTGTCACTGGAGGGCTTGGTTTCATAGGCTTCAATGCTCTCAAAGACTGGGCGCCGAAGATGAAAGACTGCTAGCTCATATGCTTTGACTGTGAGACATATGCAGCTTAGTTCAAGCTTGAAGAGAAGAAGAAGATCTTGGCAGACTTGGGAGTAGTCTGCTTGAAGAAGTCTATATGCGACCCAGTTGCTGTTGAGAATGCCGTGTCAGACTATGATGTTGACACTATTGTCAACTTTGCAGCAGAGAGCCATGTTGACAACAGCATTAGCGGACCACAGGTCTTCTTTGACACAAATGTCATGGGAGTTGTGAATCTGCTTGAAGTGTGCAGAAAGCATGGCTGCAGACTTCATCAGGTGTCAACAGATGAAGTGTATGGCATATCAACACCAGACAGTAATATAAATGAATATTCTAATTTAAATCCATCATCACCATATAGCTCTTCAAAAGCAAGTGCAGATTTAATTTGTATGTCATATGCAAAAACATTTAATTTACCAGTAACAATATCAAGATGTACCAATAATGCTGGAAAATATCAACATTGCGAAAAATTGATTGGTACTGTTATTTCTGCAGCAATAAAAAATAAAAATATACCAGTATATGGGAATGGATTGCAAAAACGTCACTGGACATATGTTGCTGATCATAATAATGCAATTTTAAACATTATTAAATTTGGACAATTGGGAAAAATTTATAATATTGGGCCATGCAATGAAAACTATATAACAAATATTGAATTGATAAAGTTTATTCTTCATTATTTAAATAAACCAGAAACATTAATTACTTATGTAAATGATAGATTAGCTCATGATACAAGTTATTATTTAACGCCATCTTCTAATATATGCATAGCAAATTCAACATGGAAAAAATTTATGCCACACATAATTGAATGGTATGCTCAAGAAGTAAATAATAATAACTAAATTAAGTACGAGTTAATTTAGATGTTTAAACTATTTATAACCTCTATTTAAACTCGTACTTTAAATAGAGGTTTATTTTTTATGAATGCAAAAATGACACATTATGAATAGTATTATGAGATAATCAATAATAGAATTGCTAATCCATTAGCATCAGACGTTATGGGAGAATATCATCATATTAAACCATAGTCAATATATCCAAATCTTAAAGATGATAAGTCTAATATAGTTAAATTAACTGTTAAAGAACATATATAGGTTCATTATCATTTATGGAAATATTATAAAGATGAATTGCAATATATACAGTATGCAGATAAAATGTGTGATGCATTTTGGTTAATGCTACATACAAAATATGATGCAGCATTTGGAGAATTATCATCTAAACAATTAGATGAAATTGGAAATATATATGAAGATCTTTAGTTGCATAAAAGAACATCTACATCTAGACATATGAAATAGTATTGGAGTAATTCTAACAATAGAAAATAGCATTCCGTTAAACTTAAAAAAATATGTAGTACTGATTCACATAAATAGAAACTATCAGATGGATAGTCTAATAGATATAAAAATAAGCTTGAAAGAATAAAAACATCAAATGCACTTAAACAAATTTATATTTGTCATCCAGAAAATCGTGAAATTGTATCAAAACGATAGAAAGAATTTTATTCTAATCCATCAAATAAAGAGAAAGTATCGTATGGAGTTAAATAGTCTTGGAAAGATAAAGAAGTTAGATAGAAACGTATTAATGGATTAAATGCTGCATATAAAAATCCAGAATATCGTAAAAACAAAAAACTTGCTAGCATAAAATATTGGTCTAATGAAGAAAATCATATTAGATTTAGTAACATTTAGAAAGCGACTAATAAAGAACATCCTGAATATGTTTAGAAACGTTCAACTTCAAGATGCCGTAAAATTTTGTAGTATACATTAGATATGGTTTTTATAAAAGAGTGGAAAAGTCTTAAAGAGTTATGTGAAACATTACATTATGGTGCTGAAATAATTGATTGTGTACATCATCGAATATAGTCTGCACATGGATTTATATGGATTAGACCTGATTTAGAATTGAAGAACAAATAAAACAAGAAAGAGTGCAGCAATGAAGATTGAGAAAGACACAAGATTTGACTCAAATGCCCAGCAGCCATGGACATTGTTCCCTAATGTGTTTCCTGACGGCAGAGGCTCATTCACTGAAGTTCTGAAGAGCTCAGATGTGCCATATCTTGACATTGTGAAGCAGATAAACAGGAGTGTGTCTCGAAAAGGCACATTCCGTGGATTCCATGCTCAGAAAGCTCCATTCTGCCAAGCTAAGCTTGTTGAAGCATTGACTATGCCAATATATGACATAGTTGTCGATGCTCGTCCGGACAGCAAGACATTCGGCAAGTCCGCTTGCTATCTGCTTGATCCAGTAGTCCAGAACAAAGTCTATGTCCCTCACGGCTTTCTTCATTCATTCTTTGTGCCAGATGACGGACAGCCTGGAGATGCAGTGTTCATGTACTACTGCGACAAGATGTATGACAAAGCTTCAGAAGTTGCTGTTAACCCTAAGTCGGTGCTAGCTGAGATCTTAGACGATGAATGCAATGTTGAGCTCAGAGAAGTCTTAGACCCTGAAAAGCTTGTGCTGTCAGAGAAAGACCTTGCCAGCCAAGACTTCAAGACATTCATGGGAAATGTAAAAGATAAATGGCTGTCAACCGGAAAGCTCTGGCATCTGAATGCTGACTGACATGTCTAGTTTAAAAAACAAGCTAAATGTTTTAAAATAATGATATGAGTAATGCTGGAATTCCATTTGAGCTGAAATTTTCAAGACTTGATGTGATTGACATTAAGTCTTTTGTTGATGACATGCTAGATGAAGGCATTGATCTACATCCAGCCTATGATGAAGAAGGGAACATGAAGTTTGATGTGTCATACAACCCACGGCATAGCAAAGGCATAGACACATCACTTGAGAGAAATCCAACATCATTCGACCTAGAAGTGCCAAAGATCAAGCTGCTAGATGGCAAACTGCAAGTGTTCTCAGTGTTCAAACGGACAAAGATGAAAAGCCCGTTTGGATCTCCTGATGGAAATCCACTAGTGTATGCTTTCAAAGATGAGAATAACTATAGATTCAAGACTGAATATGACAAGCTAGTCATCCAGCAGCTTATAAGCCAGATATTAGACAAGTTTGTGAAGTCATACTTCGCTGCTTTGTCTGGTAATGTTGCAACAATTGTCTGTCCAAGTGAGAATGAGCTGAATAGCAAGTTTGCAGAAGCTTTAGCCAAAGCAGCATCAGCTAATGACAAGAAGATGAATTTGTTTGACAGTGTGCTTACAAAGCTGTCAGTTGACACAGTTGTCCATGATGTCTTTGACAATGCAAACTCACCAATGAACAGATGGCTTGTGTCTATTGGAAAACGCGCAGCTAGAGAAATGAGGCGTCAGCTAGATGAATATTTTGACAGAATGAGAAAAGAGCACAACAATGTGTTCTCTTACCATTTCATTAAAAATCCAGATCTTAGAAACATCATCACTAAAACAATGAGTATTGAAGAGCACACTCATGCTGGAATTGACGGAAAGCATGTGCTTGTTGTAGATGACACCGTGTCTCGAGGCAAGACTCTAGCTGAAGCATATGAGCTCATCTGCACATCATACAATCCAGCTAGTATCACAGCTTTGACATTGTTCTCACCATTGAAATAAGCTCATCATTTTCTGACAAGCTGGCCATTTGACTTGTACAGATGCATCTTGCCGTCTTTCATCACAATTGCAACAATGGCATCTTTTCCATAGCCTGACACGGTTGCTGTGACAACATCAGACTTCATGTTGAAGCGCCTTATCAGCTGCTTGTTGTAGTTGTACAAGTCTACTCTCTTTCCAGAGAATGTTGCATAGTAGTGGATGTATCTGTCTGCATCTGTCACAGCTTCATTGAGCACATCTTCTTCAGCTTCATTGAAGTATCCATAAGACCGTCCGAACATCTTGTCTTCTATAGCTTTTGCATTGTCTACAATGAACTGAAGCATCTTCTTGACATCTGACGGTGTGTCATCATTCTTAAGCTGCTCTTCAGAGCGCTTCACATCAAGATATGGCTGAATGTACCGCTTGCACTGCTCAACAAAGTCTTTGAAGAACTTTGTTGCATAGAATGAGTCAGCATTGTCTTCTGAGACAAACAAGTCATCTTTGTGCATTAGAGCTTTGATGCCTCTGTCATACTTCAGCATCCACTGCATCTTGTCTTTGTCAAACCAGCAGATGTAAGCATTTCCTTTGTTGTCATTGAACTTGCATTTTGCTAGAGCATCACCCGACATCAGATTCTTCCAAGCAAGCTTCAGCTGTGGAAACAGCCATCCACGTATCTTGTACACTAGATATGCAATGAGAGCAATCTCAAGAGTGTGTATTCCGCCTGTCTTCAGCATTGCAAGCTTCTCTGGCAGAGTTGCACCGTCCCATTTGCCTCCCAAGAACCACTCGGAGACAGCATCTGTGATGCTCATCCAGTATCCCTTCACGACATCCCAGATACGCCCAAGCCATCCCTTAGAGGTGTCGCTTCCAAGTTTCTTGATGCCTGATATAGACTAAGCTAGATTTGAGTCTGAAGCAACATCGGCAAGCGTGCTGCCGTCTGGAAGCACCTTCTCAGGCTTCATGAATGTCTCACCAAGCTCACGTGCAAATGATCCAGCAGCTTGCTCACCCTTTGCATCAAGGTCAGCAATCAGCTTGTTTGCGACAGCAGAAGCATCTTTGGCATCCATGCCCTTTGCAATGTACTTCAGCTCATTGCTCAGCCTAGATGCATTCTTTGACTTCAAGTCAAGAAGAAGCTTTCCAGCTTCTAGCTGTGCATCTGTCTTGCCAGCATTGCCAGACATAGAGTCTAGAGGGACATTCATGAAGTCTTCAAGCAGTGCTGACTCTGACAGCTTCTTTGGACCAGCTTTCTAGTCACAGAATAGACACCAGTACCTAGCTGAATTCTTGTCAATGTTTCCATCAGTTATCATAGTGAAAATTATTTACTTTAGCTGATGCATAAAAACAATGTAAATAATGAAATGCTGCAGACTAGCTGTGGCATTACAAATGATGGGGCTCAACAGATGGCAGTTTCAGACAACATATCAGAAGACACCGAATTTGCAAAGACAAAGATAATGCAGATGCAGGTTGATGAGAAGTGCAAGAAGACTTTGATAAGCCTTCTCAGCAATGCTGCAGCAGCGACAAACGGCATATCTCTTGAGCAGAAAGTGCAGAAGATAACTGAGTCAATTGTCGGTCTAGTCATATCTCAGATTGCATTCCTTGACTCAGTTGAGAAGAAGATAAAGATCTCAAATGATGAGAAGTGTGCAGGCTGCAAAGCAATGAAGCTTGCAAATGACATTGAAGAAGAGAAGAAGAAAGAGCAGATAATAAATGCCTGGAAAGAGTCTAATGGCATAAAAGACTCAGACATTGATGCTTCAAAGATGTCTGTTGGGCAGATTCTCAAAGTTGCAGTTGTCAAGCCATACATATGGTTTGCAGTTGCAGCACTTGGCTTCAGCCCATACTGCGGAGACATAATAAAGGCTCTTGGAAGCTTCTTCGGCAAATGACAGAGACAGGAGGAAGCACTATGGACAGCACGTATGAAATGCCTAGCACAGCACGGATGCTGGTGCATCCCATGTCAAAGACTGCATACCGAGTGCGCCTTCTTGGAATGTGCGTCAGAGTGATGCGCTCTTTCTTGTTCAATTTAGCTGTATTCTTTGCTGGAGCATCTATAGGGATGGGCTTCACAGTCATCCATGTGCAGAAAGCATGGAAAGACAAGTACAACTCTGACACAATTGCAGCTCTTGAGCAAGCTATTGACAAGCACAACATCCGTGACAAGAAGATCGATGGACTTCTTCTGAAGATGAAGAATGAGCGCGCAGACAACATTGAAGCTGTGCCACAGCAGTGATGGAGTGTAAATAGCTCTTATAGATGAAGAGCAATGAAGTGCAGACATAGATCCTGAAGGACAAGATGGTCTTGAGTGACCATGTCCTGACAATGGAGTCAACTAGATTCACTGTCAACAATGTTGACAACCGTCTAGATGACTTAAGTGTGCATGTTGACTGGCTTCTTGACCAGCCGCAGCAGATTGGGTACAGGTCTGAAGTCATACACTAGATAAAAGAGCATTTCTCAGAAGCACTGAGCGGAAGTGAGCAAGAGACATGAAGCTAGAGAGCCCACTTTCATCATATGTCTAGCTAAGTGACCTCTAGACAAAGCACTTTGACACCAAAGTTGACACAGCATAGTCTATACTGTCAGCTCTTGAAGTGCTTGACAACAAGCTTTCTGATGATGAGTTTGTGCAGGCAAACTCAGACCAGATTGCAAGAGCTCTGTCATCTATCATCTACAAGTTCGGTGGCTGCCTCATCTGGGGGAAGTACTCTGAGAAGACTGAGCAGACAATCTGGGAGACATCTAGCATTCTCAGCGGAGAGACATACGGCGACATGCTCATACAGCAAGCGCCACTTGTGCAGAACTAGTCATACATAGACATGATGGATGACTTAGATGCACGTCTCAACAACGTAGACATTCCACAGCAGCTAGACGACTATGAGGCAGCAAAGTTTGTCAACAAGACAATACTTCAGTTTGACGCTGCTAGACGTGATGAGCCTGTTGACCCAGTCTATCCGATCTGATGTCTATGTCTATATGATATAGACTAATGGACAAAGAAAACAAGTTTTTGATTGTAGTAGACGGAAGCTACTTTCTGTACACAGCATTGTTCGGGGCAACAAAGTTCTTTGAAGAGAACCATCCTGAAGAAGCTGCACAGTGGATAAAGCCTGTAGAAGAGTGTGACCAAGACAATCTTCCAGACCTTGTCAACTGTGACACTTACAAGAAGATACTCAAGAAGTATGCTATGAAGCGTCTTGAGGCTGTTGATGAGATTGCACGGTCTAACTTCCCTGATGAGATTGATGCATGCACTCGGATTGACATTGTCTTTGCGCTTGATGACAACCTCAAGCGCTCATTCAGGAAGACTATGTATCCTGAGTACAAAGCACAGCGAGTGCTAGTGAAGAGGCAGTACAAGCTCAGCACAATAAAAGACTACATGCTGAATGTGCTGTTCAAAGAGATTGATGTCGAGTCACAGCATGGCTACAACATTGTCAGAGTTGATGGTGCTGAGGGAGATGATGTCATTGCAGTTGCTCTCACAAAGCTAGAAGGATACATCGGAAAGATGCTGATTGCCTCAGACCATGACTTTCTGCAGATTGATGGCGTCAGAGAGTTTGACTTGTTCGGAAAAGAGGCAAAGCGTCTTGTCGGCAGAGAAGAAGTCTCACCAGAAGACTACTTGATGTGCAAGATACTCATGGGCGACAAGTCTGACAACATAAAGCAAGTGTTCAACAGATGCGGGCCGAAGACCGCTTTGAAGTGGATCAAAGACAAAGACAGCCTGAAGAAGACTCTTCTAGAAGACCATGCTTCAGCTGAGCGGTACATCTTGAACAAGAAGATAATCTCATTTGACAGCATGCCAGAAGACCTGTCAAGTAGAATATTGAAGACATTGAATGAATCGGTGTCTAAGATGGATGCATTGAATGTCCGCAGAGCAAATGACTGGTCGCAGTTCATGTCATTGTGAGGAGAGCATCATGGAAGAGCAGATGAAGCAGATGTGGGTTGACACATACCGGCCCAAGAGACTAGATGAGTATGTGCTGAATGAAGACATCAAAGAGCACTTTGTGCACATGGTGAAGAACAAGTCTGTCCAGAACTTCACATTATGCGGCTGCCAGGGGATGGGCAAGACAACTCTGGCAAAAGTGCTGGCAGAAGAGCTAGATGCAAGTGTGCTGTTTGTGAAGTGTGCAACAGACGGCACAATTGACTATCTGAGGTCAGCAGTTGAGCCATTCTGCAATGCATTGGCATTTGACAACAAATGCAAGCTTGTCATCTTAGATGAGCTTGATGCAGCATCTAGTGTCACAGGGTCTGGCTCAGGATTCCAGTCAGGACTGAGGACATTGATTGAAGCAGCTCAGTCAGACACAAAGTTCATTGTGACTTGCAACTATGTTGACAAAGTCATACCTGCTGTCTTGTCACGGTGTCCAGTCATACCGTTGAAGTTCGGGAAAAAAGACCTTCTTGTACATGTGAAGAAGATCCTTGACAGCGAACATGTGAAGTATGACCGTGAGTCAATGAAGATGTTCATTGATGAGGCGTTTGACTACTATCCTGACATAAGGCGCATTGTCAACTATCTCCAGTTCTGCTCATCGTCAGGTGAGCTGAAAGTGAATTTGAAAGATGCAGCTTCAGCCGACACAGATGACATAGTTAAGATGCTCATCAGTCTGCTGAAAGAGAAGAAGAGCATTCTTGAAGCCCGGAAGCTGTGCATCTCAAAGAAAGACAGCATAAGTGACTATGGAGCTCTTGGAAGTGCTCTGTATAGACATGTAGTTGACAATGGAATTGTTGAGGACTTAGACGGCATTCTGAAGATGAGTGACATGCTGTACCAGCTTGACGTAGTTGTTGACAAAGAGTCTGGATTCTCTGGACTTCTGACTGCAGTTGCAAAGTGGATGAAGTGACATGGCAAAGTCAACAATGCTGTTTGATGTGCTTGACAACATTCTGCGAGCAAAGTCAGTTGAGCTAGCAAAGCAGCACATCTCTTCAGAAAGCTTCAAAGATGCTGCGCCATTCATGGTCCGGCGGTATCTGACAATGAGCAGCAGTGAAGCCGTGAGGCAAATTGTCTTTGACAACTTCATCTCTCTAGAGCGAATGCCTGCTGATGTGCAGTATCTATGGCTTCTGAAAGCCATTCCAAAGCAGAAAAGTGGATTCATACGGTATTTGAAGTGACTGAAATGCTGAGCATCTAGATGCTCAGCATTTTTTTTTTTCAATAGTGTAAATAATTTAAATTTGAAGGAAATGACAATGAGAACAATGGACAAAGAACAGGCTCTTCTAAATGACTGGGCAGCAGAGCTGCTTGAATCAAAGACATTCACTGCCGATGAGCTTACTTAGCTGTTTGGTGAGGGAATTTTGAAGAAAGCTGCTGGTGCAGTGAAGAATGCTGTGAAAGCTGCTGGAAAAGGTGTGGCAAATGCTGCAAAGTCTATTGCACATAATGTGCATGATGCAGTGTTGACTAATGAAGGGGTGTCTCAATTTCTAGAATGCTTAGAAGCATGCAAAGATGACAAGGGGCAATTTGACTATGCTTGCTCACTTGAAGTCAATGTTGACGGCAAAACATATTAGATCAACAAAGTTGAGATTCCTAACAACTTCAAAAAATGTTTGATGATATGCCCAAGCAATGAAAATAAAAAATATTCTATCAAGAATCTGCTTGAGTTCTTAAAGCAGAAAGGCATCAAAAAGATGTCAAATGCTATTGATGGAATAGTATTAGGAAAATGGAATAAAGAAACAGAAAGTTATGACATATCAGACCATCCTTTTTCTAAAGTTGTATGCGACAAATCCACAAAGACTATAACTGTCAAGTTTGACAAGAGTAAAGCTCAGCAGAAAGCTGATGACGCTGACAGTGAGATATTCAGCTGACATATATATGCTGAAATGCATGCACAACAAAAACGCTCAGAGAAATCTGAGCGTTTTTGTTGTCTTTTCACGTCAAAAGTGTAAATATTTTTCAACATGAAGCAAATTGGCATTCTAAGCAAAGAAAATGAAAATATTTTTGAAAAATGTCTATATTTTCAGCGCTCAGATTGTAAATAAAAAATGTTGTTAACAACAAGGATGCATAAACATGAGTTTTAAGACAATAAGAGACAACTACCAGACGTTTCTTACTACACTGAATGAAGCTGGGGTCAAGATTGATGCTTCATAGAAGGCTAAGCTTGACAAGTTCATTCTAGCCATTGAATCTACAATGAGCGAGCAGCGCCGGAAGGCCATCATCATGGCTAAGAAGGCTACTGAGAGAGATCTTGAGCAGAAGTATGGACAGCTCTTTGAGTCTATTCTGAAGCATACTCACAAGAACTTTGAGCTAGCTTCTAAGATATAGAACAAGCTGACTATGATGAATGAGTCTGCAAAGATTGCTGACAAAGTTGACAACTATCTTGAGACTTATGTCGAGTCTGTGTGTCCAGACAAGGTTGTTGTAGACTATGCTAAGATGAAGAAGCTTGAAGCTCTAAATGAGTCTCTCCGTGAAGTTCTTCTTGTGAATGATGAAGCTGTTGAAGAGAAGAAGCAGCAGCTTGAAGAGTCATTCAAGATAGAGAAGAGCAAGCTTGAGACAAGAGTTGCCAAGATGCAGGTCAAGCTGAATGAGTCTATGGAAGAGACACAAGAGCTCAACAAGAAAGTCAACAGATACAAGGCTGCTTAGCTTCTTGAGTCTAAGACACAGGATCTTCCAGCATTTGAAGCTCGCATGATCAAGAAGCGCTTTGCTCTTGCATCCGCTCCTGAAATTGAGAAGAACTTTGACTCAGTGCTTGAGTCAGTGAAGAGAAAAGCAAAAGCAGATGTCAAAGAAGCTGATCTTGCACTTGAAGATGAGGTCAAGAACGTGATTGCTGAAGAGGACGATGTCAATGAAGATGACATGCTCAAGAACCGTCCACACAATGGCCATCATGATGACCCAGCTTCAGTTGTCAGCGAAGATGAAGAGCTGTTTGAGACATCCGAAGATGTGACAACAGATGAGGACGGCAACATTGAGCTTGGTGAAGACGAAGTCATTGATGAGTCCTTCATGAAGAGCTTGATGGCACGCTACTCATAAGACAATTTCACTGTCCGGGTGGACAGTGACCAAAAAACTAAACAATTCAAAAAGAGAATCAGAAAATGATAAACTCCTATATAAACGATCCTCATCAGAGGAAGCTTCTCAAGAAGTGGAGTGCTGTTCTCGACTATGGCAAAAAGATCACCAATGAGTCAACAAAGATCGCTCTTGCACAGGTCCTTGAGAACACCTACAACTTCTACAAGCAGAAGGGAATGATCTGCGAAGGCACTCCCAACAGAGCTGGCATCAGAAGTGGCCAGGTGCTCGGACCTAGCAAGATCACTGGCAAGGGCTCCGAAGGTGTGATGCAGGGTGCTAATGCATATCCCTACACCAACTACAATGGCACTCCAGATGGCGGATATGGCGACTACTACCTTCCAAACGTAGTGATGCCGATGCTTCGTCGTATCATGCCTGACCTGATCGCCAACGATCTCGTCGCTGTGCAGCCTCTCAATGGCCCAGTCGGCTATGCTCTTGCATATCGTCCTCTCTATGGCCAGAATGGCATGGTTGGCAGAGGAATTCTCAAGGCTGGTGACACCGGTCTCAGCGGTCTGACTGCAGAAATTGGCTTCAATCCAACTGACACACGTTGGACTGGTGTCTCTGCTGCAACTCCAGAGTATGCTGGTGACCAGGATGCTGCTTGGAAGACCTATGCTGGCAATGGTGCAGCTCAGTGGAATGGTGAAGGCCAGGAGACACTCGAGGCAGAGTATGCAAATCTCTCTCGTGACTATCCTACCGTCACATTCGGCCTCGTGAAGAGTGCTGTTGAAGCTAAGACCCGCAAGCTCGCTGCTCACTGGTCTCCAGAGCTCGCTGAGGATATGCAGGCAATGCACGGCATCGACGTTGAGAAGGAGATGGTCAACACCATCACTTACGAAGTCGGCGCTGAAATTGACCGTCAGATCATCACTGAGATGGTGAAGGCTGCTATCACAGGCGGCTCAATCACCAAGTGGAGTCCAAAGGATGCAGATGGTCTTGACCAGATGGGCCGTCTCGCTACACTCCTCACTCAGATCACAGTTGAGGCTAACCAGATTGCAGTCCGCACTCGCAGAGGCAACGCAAACTTCGTGGTGACAACACCTCGTATCTGCGCTCTTCTCCAGCAGATGTCAGTCAACAAGTACACCTCATTCAAGACAACCGACACAGTTCCAACAACTCCTGACACAGGCGTTGGTGCACTCGCTAAGGTTGGCCTGATCAATGATGACCAGCAGCTTCTCGTCAGAGATGCCTATGCAACAACTGGCACATCTGACTACATCCTTCTCGGATACAACGGCAAGCAGCGTGGTGACTCCGGCATCATCTACATGCCTTACATTCCTCTCCAGCTCGCAAAGGTGCTGCAGCCTGGCAGCTTCACCCCAAGCGTGGGCGCCCGTACTCGTTACGGCATCATGAGCTCTCCTTGGGATGCATCTCGCTACTATGCATTCATCAATGTGACTGGACTTACTGATGGATACAAGTGGTGCCAGGACGAGCGTCACTTCCTGACAGACGTCTCCACACCTGACAATGTGTTCCAGAACTAATCTGTAAAACAGCTTAGTTTGACAACATAAAGCAAAGCCCGAAGCATATGCTTCGGGCTTTGCTCACATATATGCATAGACATTGCTCTGCAATGTCCTAAAGTAAATATTTCAAGACATACATCAAAGGAATTCATCAAATGGCAGACAATGACAAAAAGCAAGAAACGCTTGAAGTGCCAAGTGAAATAAAAGCAAAATACAACTTTGCCGACACACCGACTCTCGGTGGAGCTGCAGCTCTGAAGAAAGTGTACAACAATCTCACACCAGAGACCGTGGCATGGACAAACATAACAGGTGACTGGGAGAATCCGCGAGACTATCCGGGGCTAGCGGGAAACAAGTTCAGCTTTTTGTGTGGATTCTAGTTTGAGTCAAAAGTTGTGCCATTTCCACGAGACACATTCATGGTTGTGTTCTGTCCAAAGCGCACAGGAAAGAAAGACCACAGCCGAGTGTAGAAGCTGGGATGGTACATATGGATATGCTCTGACATAACACATCAGATTGTTGTGACATTTGACTATATGATGAAGAACTACAATTTTGATGTCAACAAGTTCTTCTAGTCAAATGTGTTTGTTGACATGACTAAGAAGTTTGAAAAAGAGATATCTGATGCACTAAATAGCAAAGAGATGGAAGATCTACTTGCCAATGCTGAAGATAGCATAGAGATTGTAGACTATGACTCTAAAGGACAGCCTGTGAAAGCTGTGCATTCATAGAATGAAGCACGTCTTCTGAAAGACTCAATAAAATCAGTCAAAGAAGCACTTCCGCGCATGCTAGACCCATCTATTATATGGACAAAGGACAACTGGCAGCAGTTGAGCAATGGATATTGGTACAACATGCCAGATGTTGTAGATAAGTCTGTTAAAGGAGCACATGCTAAGACAGCACGGAATGCAAATGCTGTGTATGATCTGAGAAATCTTGACAAAGCTAGACAAGCAAGAGCACAAGCTGAGAAAGATGCCAAAGCTGCTAACAGCATGAGCATACAGGACAAGCTCAGAGCATGGCGCAAGAAGAGAGAAGAAGAGAGAATAAGAGCAGAAGAGCAGAAGAAGAAAGAAGAAGAGAAGAAGCAGAAAGACAGCCATGTGTCATATGATCCGTCTCTTGCAGATGCTAAAGACAGAAATGACTATGATGATGACTTTGGCTTGGATGACTATGATGAATATGATGATTGAAGTTGAGACCACACTATGACATCTGAATCAATTCTAGACTTTCCGCATGAGACACTGAGTCCAGCTGTGTGGACTTAGACAGACGGCGGTGTGTATGTTCTCAGAGATGATGTTAAGACAAAGCTGGCGACTATAATTGGATGGGCAAAGCGCACATTCAAGATACCTGAGATGAATGCCAGGATAATAGGGTCAATAACATCAAACTGCTACTCATCTGACTCTGACATTGACCTGCACTTCAGCTCGCCGAAGTTCAAAGCTGAAAGAGCTGATGAGTTCAACTAGCTGCTTAAAGACGGATTCAAAGCTCTTGCTGCACAGCATCCTGAGCTTGGCTGCATAAATGATGTTGAAGTTGAAGTGTTCATGCAGCCTAATCCATGGTTTGACATGATGTCAGTCGGCTGCTATGATGTGATAAACCGAGTGTGGCTAGTCGGCCCAGAGATGAAAGACTCAGACTTTGACCCATATGCTGAGTACTTCACAACTGACATGAAGCTCATGGATGATGTGATTGCTGATGTCAGAAGCATTGTGCTGCAGATGTATGAGCTGTCAATTGCAGTGCTTAAGACCAGAGATGAAGAGTTCAAGCAGAAAGTCTGCAAGAAGCTGCAAGATGCAATGAAGAGAGCTGCGGCAATGCTTGAAGTCTTGAAGTCTAGACGAAACCACGACATTGTGCCGCATAATGCTGAAGAAGCAGCAGAAGGCCGTGAAAGCAAGAAGTGGAAAGACACTGACAGCGCATTCAAGCTTCTTGGGAAGTTTGGATATCTCAGCATACTGAAGCAGGCATCTCATGCAGTGAAGCATGAGACTCCTCCAGAAGAAGCTGCCAGAGAGATGATGCAGACAGTGAATGACCGCATATCTTCAAAGAGCTTGACTGACAACGAATGTGTCTCTAGAATACAGCAGATGATAGATGAAGAAGACATGCTAGATGAGTCTATTGGACAGTCAATGAAGCTCTGGGCAATAGCAGCTCTGATGTCTATAGGCGGAGTGCTTCCAGCTTCAGCTTTGGCCGCATAGCTTGGCAAAGCACATGCAAAAGCTGCAGCGGCTGGACATAAGTTCACAGTCAATGCGCCAGATGTGAAGAAAGCTATTGATGCAGCTTCAGTTGACAATCAGCAGATAGGAGACCTCAGCAGGACAAATCTAGTCAACATGCTGTCAAGAATGCTGTGGAGAGAGGGAAGAGGCGAGCCGAGAGATGGCATTGAAGCTATTGCTTCTGTGCTGTGGAACAGAGCTGACCACAATCCGTCAAACTTTGTTGCTGTGCTCAAAGAGCCAAGTGCATTCACATCGCTTTCACAATATCCAAAAGACGGCTGGACTAATGCTGGATATAGATGGTTCTAGCCGTTCAGCAATGTGAAGAGCATCAATGCAGATGACAAGGCCACATTTGACTTCATCAAACAGCTGGCAGTGAAGCTGGTTGACAAAGACTTCAAGTCAACAATAGGCAACATGAACTCATACTTGAACAAAGACAAAGCCGAGAAGAGCGCGGTTGACACCTGGGGCAAAAAATGCACTAAGAAGATCGGGTCTCATCACTTTGGATATCTGAGAGAGCATGACCCTAAGTATGTTGTCCCAGGCACAATGGTGTCAGTCAAGAGAGCAGACAAGCTGAAGATGAAAGCCAAGAATGCTGCTAAAGCTGAAATTGCAAAGAGAACAGCACCAGCTGTGAATAAGCCCAGCCTGGCAGCAAATGCTCCAAAGTATGTCTTTGTGAAGCCAAAAGACACATTGAGCAACATAGCCAGAGCACAGGGCACAACAGTGCAGAAGCTTGTTGAGCTCAACGGCATAGATGATCCATCAAGTCTTAAGATTGGACAGAGGATAAGAGTAGCATGAATGATGCAACACAGAGAGCATTAGACAAAGTGCTGTCAAAAGTCAATGAGCTCAAGCAGACTCTAGACAGAGACAGATATAACTTGACAGACAATGACATATCTAGCATAGATGTCAAGATTGAACAGCTAGTTTTAGAGATAAAGGAGAGATATGCAAGAAGAGGATGATGTCAAGACAGAAGTGGAGAAAAAGCCCGCTATGTCATTTCTAGACTTGGTGAACTAGCCGTCTATGTATGATCTGCTGAGCTCAGTTGAAGTGTCGCCTGAAGATGCAGAAGCTTTGCAGAAAGCGGTGTCTAGCGGAGTGCATGTGAAGCCTTTCATAAAGTTTGTTGATCTGAACAACAATCCAGGTGAAAAAGAGAACAAGCCGAAGACTGCAGTAGTGATAGGTCTAGACTTCTCATTCTAAGTCTAAAGCGGTAGAATATGTAAAAGTGAGTTTAGAGCAGATGAACAATGATGTCAATACAAACACTATTGCAAAGAAGCTGAGCAATCCAGCAGGACAGCCGGATGAGGGCGGCGTGCAGAACAATGCAAACTACAAGACGTTCTAGCAGATAAACTAGGACATCTAGGACATTGTCAACTCTAAGTCTATAGTTGCTCAAGCTGCAAAGAACATGAACAAGAGAGCTAATGCAGCTCCAGCTTGGTCTACATTCTTTGATGGTGAGATATTAGCTCTTCCTCTTGCAACAAACAAAGCTGAGCGCTTAGACTAGTATCGACGCATATCAAAGTACAATGTCTGTGACTGGTGCTTTGATGAGATTGCAGATGACATGCTGCATGAAGATGTCAATGGTGACATAGTGCATCTCGATCTGCCCAGCAGGCTGAATGAGTTCTAGAAAGACATTCTGCAGAATGAGTTCAAGAAGTACATGGGATACTTCAATCTCTATGAGAACGGCTACAACTTAGTGAAACGCTTCTTGACTGAAGGTGAACTTGCCTGGGAGAACATCATAAACCCAAATCTCCCTGACAAGGGCATCATTGGTGTGAAGTTTCTTCCTGCTGAGTACTATGAGACTCTGATTGATGTTGAGACCAACACTCCAGTCGGCATTGTGTTTGATGTTGAGTCATTCAAAGAAGATGCTCGTCAGATGTACCTCAACTCATTCTAGGGGTCAGCATCAATATTCAATGCTGTGTATCCGACCACATACAGGTTCACTTTCTCTAAAGACACATGCATCCCTCTGCTGTACAGCCAAGTCACCTACATAAACTCAGGCGAGTACTCATCTGACTTCTTGGTGTCATATCCATTGATCGAGAAGGCAAAGCAGGCATACTACAAGCTGGCACTTCTTGAAGATGCTGCTGTTATCTTACGTGTGACAAGAGCTCCTGAGCGTCTTCTGTTCAATGTCTCAACTGGGCTTCTTGACCAGAACAGAGCTGATGAGTATGTCAGGCGCTTTGCAAACAGCCTGCATTCAAAGAAAGTCTCAATGGGCGGTGATGACATAATGAGCGTATACTCGCCTATCACACAGCTCAAAGCATATGTCTTCGGCAAGTCATCAGCTTCAGACGGCACAACAGTTGAGTCTGTCGGCTCTTCAGCTTCATATGATGAGATGGCTGACATTGAGTACTTCTTGAGAGCGTTCCTCAAGATGTTCAAGGTGCCGTTCTCTAGATGGAAGACTCCAGAGAACACCATGGAGAAGAATGACTCGATAACATATGAAGAGTACACATTCAGCCGCATGATAATACGCTTCCAGAGACGCTTTGCTGAGGGCTTCAAGAAGGGCTTCATCACTCATCTGAAGCTCAGAGATCTCTGGGACAAGAAGAACTATGAGCTTAAAGAGTCTGACATAGCAGTGAAGTTCACACCGCCTGTTCTGTATGACTACTATGAGAAGCAGAAGATGGTAGAGTCACAGTTTGCTATCTACAAGCAATATGTTGAAAATGATGAAATGAGCAGAAGCTTGGCAATGAAGAATGTTCTTGGCTGGTCTGATGAGCAAATCAAAGAGAACTACATGAGCTTGATAAAAGACAAGCAGTATTCTGCAATTGCTGACTATTTTGCAGACATGATATCTGAGAGCAATCCACCAGCTGGAATGAAGTCTCCAATACCACTGAAGAATGATGTAGAGAAAGAAGAGAAAGCGTTCACTTCTGGAGCTGCATCTGGAGCCACATCTGAGACATCTGGAGAAGACGAAGAAGCTGGTGGTGGAGAAGGCGGTGGAGAAAATGAAGAAGCTGGAGCAGCTGAAGAAGAGCCTTCTTTTGAGCCTGAGCAGCCGACATTCGGCCTTGGCTAACGAGTCATGAGCATATAAGCATGTCTTAGTGCAAGAAACTGCATTGTCTAATGTCTAAAGTAAATAGAAAATTGAAAAAATTAGATATGCTCTATGACTAACAGATCTCTAAAGCCTCCAGCCCCAGAATCAGGGAAGAACATTGCTTCATTGAAAGTGTCTACTATCATTGAAGCTCTGCATGACAAAGCTCTGCAAGAAGCTAGTCCAGACAAGATTGGCGCCTAGATAATAAACAGCGCTTTGAATGACACATCTGGTGCTTCTATGTTCAGCGGCGCTGGTGCTTAGACTATATCAGTTGTGCCGGCATCAAACACAGGAAAGAAGCTAGACAAAGATGCTGTAGTCGGTGTCTTAAAGACATATGTCAGCTGGTTTCTAGGGCCAGATGAAGGCAAGAAGGTGAAAGACTCTACCGTGCATGACTTAGCAGAAGTCAGACTTAAAGAGAGCATTTCCAGAGCTCCGTCATTCAAGCAGTTCTTGCTAGAGAGCAGTTCAAAGGGATCTATTGCTGTAGTGCTGCATGAAGCCGAAGAGACACCATCTACTTCAAGTGAAAATGCTGCTGAGGCAAATGAAGAGACACTAGCACTTGACACGGTGGAGCCAGACTCTCCAAAGCCTGGAGAGCAGCCAAAGAAGTCTGAAGAAGAACCAGTTGAAGCTTCAGAGGATGACATCAAGAAAATTGACAGCAAGAGCTCTTCTGATGTCGGATACTACTTCAACTATGCTCTGAAGATCTCAGAAGATGACAAGCCAGTGTCTAGACAGAACACTTGGCGCGGCCTGTTCAAGTCAATTGTGAACAGGATTCTTGACACTGACATTGAGTTCTAGTTCAGCGGACTTGGCACAGGGCAGACAGAGACGGTCTCTCTGAAGAATGTCATAGATGGAGCAAAGAATGCCCTGCATGCATTCTGGGGGAACATTGACCACAGAGAGTTCATATCTAACATCCAAGACCGCTTAGAGAAGACTTACAGCGGATTCCATCCAGTTGTGAAGCTTAGGGACAAGCACACTTTGAACAAAGAGCTGAAGAAGACAAAGCTCTCAGCTTAGGACAAAGCCAAGCTTGGCAAGACGGACTACTACATATGGATTGAAGTCTCACATGATGACACAATCAAAGATGTGCTAAGCTTGAAAGAAGTTGCAAACATTGTCAATGCCGCATTTCCAGGTGGTCTAACAAAGCATGTCATAAGAAAGATATGGCCTAAGATAGATGAGTCTGACATTGTGTACATCAAGAACTACAATGAGAAGTTCAACAACACATAGCAGATACGCAAGCTGTACAGCAATGTGCCAAATGTTGAAGAGCTGAGAGTCAGAGCTGAGAAGTCAAGCAATGCCAATGATGCATGGGACAAGATTGAGAAAATAATTGACAGAAAGATCGGAAATGGTGTTGACAGCATTGTGCATGCATGTGACCGCGCAAGAGAATGTCTAAGAGTGTGGAATAAGTTCAAGAAAGACCATAGCTCAGATGAAGATGTAGAGAAGAGAAGCAAGATAACAGACAAAAGACAGATTGTCAACTATTTCAAGCAGTTCTTCAAAGACTACAAAAAAGAATTTGACAACTATGAAAATCCAGAATATGACATTTTAGATGAAAGCTTGTCATCACTTTCAAGCAAAAGCATTGCATCTAAAGTGCGTATGCTGATGCACAGCTGCATGATGTGTGAAGCTAGTGAAAGCACTTCTGAAGAGAAAGCTAAGTCATTTGATGCTAGCTAGATCTAGAAGAATGTTGTAGACAGCTTCAATGCACAGCGAAATGATATTTTGACAAATGTGGCTGAAGAAGCACATGCAAATGTAAGCTAGAAGTCATATTCTAGTGTGTCTTTGTATGCTAGATGCAGTGATGTTGAAAGCTTGCGGAAGAGCATTGAGCAGAGCTTTGATGTGAAGCGCATGACAGAGCTTTCTCTATATCAGTCTCACAAAGACAATCTAAGCTATGCATATGGAATAGCAATGCAGATAAAGACATCATCTCGATTTGATGAAAGCACATCAAGCATCAAAAATGAGATCATGCACATATTGTTCAACAAAGACTCTCTGGCTAGCTAGCTGAATGAGGATGACAAGAAAAATGAGCCTACAACATGGGAGTTTGCTTAGATAGATGAAACAACAATACATGACACACTTCGTGCCAGTCTTGACAGAATTGCATCAACAGCTCTGCATGCGTCATTGAAGATAGATGACAAGAACATCACAGAATGTGTCATGCTGCCTCTTAAGGACTAGCAGTCAAGATATCTTGGAAGCTATGTGTTTGTCAAGCTGTTCTATGCAGACGGATATGATGTCAAAGAGCCAGAGAGCTCTAGCAGCACATCTGATGGCATGAAGACTATGCGAAGCTAGAGCAGAGGAGAAAGCACTGGCAATGATGTGTACATTGTGCCAGTGAAGAGACTTGCATAGAAAGACTCAATGTTTGACAAGAAAGACAGTTCAAGCCGGTACTACTAAGAAATGATGGAGACATACAATGGCAGACAATACAGTAGAAGCAACATTTGACATGCCCAAAGTGCTGGCAAAGCTCCATCTAGCAGCTTTGATGCCAGTGAAAGACATGAAGAACAAGCAGAATGGACGGTCTTTCATTGTCAACACCGGCATTGTAGATGATGATGACTCAGCTACTCCAGACAAGCCGGGCAAGGTGACATTCAACTTAGACAATCCATCTGAGACATATGAAGTCGGGTATGTGACTTTGATAAAAGGCACAATTGAGTTCAGCTATGAGCAGAGTCTAGAGTCTCTCAGGCAGCTGCATGCTAAGATAGCTAAGCTGCCAATGAGCAGCAAGACAGATGAAGAAAGCCCTGAGCTCCAGCAGACGAAGAATGAGATACAGTCTCTGATTGAATACATATGCTCAAAGATGGGCATTGCCGCTGAGCCGGAAGTGAAAGAGAAGCTTGAACTGCCAGATGGCTTAGATGAGTCTGAGGCGCCGCCAAGCACATCTAAAGACTAGTCATTGTACAAGCGCATGGTTGAGATCTTCACATCTCCGGACAAAGACATAAGTGCCAAAGAGAAAGAGCTTGAGAAAGAGCTTGATGTGCTGAAGGCAAAGAGAGACATCGCATACCAAGAGACAGTGGACAAGGCTAGAGGCAAAGCTGCAGAAGTGCTGACATAGTACATGCAGGTGTTTGCTGGAAAAGACACAGTCAAGCAGCTGTCAGAGAATGATCTTGGATTCTTAGTAGTGTCATACAATGCAGACAGCACTAGCTACAAAGACTTAGTGAAAGACTTCTAGATATAGCCGATATCCGACGGTGAGTACACAAAGCTGATGGCTAAGTGGATGTCGCCGTCTACGGCTAAAAGCAAAGATGAAGAGCAGTTTCTGCAGAGAGTCTGCTTTAGAATACAATATAGTCTAGCTTCAACATAAGACATCTTAGACAAAGGACAAACACAATGAGCAGCACAACTAAAGACACGCAGAAGATGGTGAATGCAATCAACAGGGGTGACAATGTGAAAGCATACTCATTCCTTGAGAAGATCATGCGCTAGAAAGTCTCAGACAAGATTGAGAAAGCATTGAAAGAGAATTCTTGATGGAAGACACTAGAGACACACCGCCAAATGCAGTGAGCCCAGGGTTCTACCGTGGGCTTGTCTTGAAGCACCTCCGGAACGGGATGTGCAAGATATGGATTCCAGGTGTGTATCCAGCAGAGCTGAGCTCATATGAAGAGGCGGACAAGCTTCCTTCTGCTGAGCAAGCATCTCCTTTTGTGTTTGGAGCAAATGAAGGCAAAGGCTTGTTCAGCTATCCTAGCATCGGCAGTGTAGTGTGGTGCTTCTTTGCCAACAATGACTAGAACTATCCAGTCTACTTTGCAGCAACTCTCGGCGGGCCCAAGTCATTTGATGACGGCAAGGGGTCTGAAGATGAGAGCACTGAAGACAATGGATGGAAGACGGTCTTCAACATGCCTGGACAGCATCCTGAAGATGCATTCATGCATCGGATTGCTGTCGGTGACTCTGACATAAAGATCTGGGAGACAGGAGAAGTCAAAGTTGAGACAAAAGACAGAAATGGATATTTGAAGAGCACTGTTGACATCGATGCAAGAGGAAATGTCACTGTTGACACATCAATGAACATCACTCTGCATTCTAGTGAGATACTTCTGTCAGGTGACACGTAGATAGACTTGCATGCACCCAACATACTAGTGAATGGAGACATACAGACTAAGCTGCAGTCAAAGTCGATCATGCTTGAAGCTCTAGGAGGGCATGTTGCAGCATAGAGCAGAAGTGGGAGCAAGATCATAGTATGAAAGAAGAGCTGACAGAAGAGCAGAAGAAGACAGCTGAGAAAGCAGAGGACACATGCCTTCAAGCTAGAGTCGATGAAGCTAAAGCTAAGGCTGAAGAAGAAGCAAAGAAAGCTAAAGAAGCACTTGACAAAGCCAACTAGAAGATTGCTGAGAGTGCTGACAAAGCTATGGAGAGTCTTCAGAAAGCTGAGAAGAAGCTGATAAAGATCATATCTGGAATGGAAGATGCCAATGATCCTGAGTTTGATGCCGACAAAGCTATTGCTGAGCTGTAGAAGCTTCTAAGTCCTGTTCTGTCTTTCATCAAGTCTCTTCCAGTGCCAGAAGTCCCCGGACTTGCAGAGATTGGAAAGCTTCTTAGTGCATTGTCAGCATCTAAGAGCTCATCATCTGAAGGCGGAATAAAGATGCCGAACATTGAGCCGTCGCCAGCTTTGATGAAGACATTGAAAGATCTGCTGGCTGCAGTGCAGCAGATGTGCATGACGCTTCCAATGGTGCTCATAAATCTGCTGTTCTAGATGCTTGGCGTTGTAGTTGACATGTTCAAGCAGATTGCTGGAGTGATCGGCGTGCCTGGAATTCCATATCCACTGTCTCTAGTGCCAAAATGCATAACTGCAGTGCCATATGTCACTTCATTTGTCCTCAAAGCTCCCATGATGGTGGGAGAAGCTGTGTATGGAAAGCTCAAAGACATGACTCTGCAGATGGCCAACATGCAGTTTCCTGAGTTTCCAGACGGCATAGCAATGCCTTCAGCTGGAGCAAAATGTCCAAAGCACTCTAGCAAAGAAGCAGCTAGCAATGAGACAGATGACAATGCTGAAGAAGCTAGCATAAGCTAGCTGTCAAGCACATGATTGGAGAAGCACAATGGGAAACAAAGTTCTACGTTTTAGAGGAGACTCTGACACATCAAATGCTCTTCATCCAATGGAAGTGTACAAAGATGTGTCAATGACATCATATCCGGTGGTGAAAGATGGAAAATTGTCAGCTAAAGTCCAGAAGAATGTCAATGTCAAAGCTGTGCAGAGAGCTCTCGACAACATATTCACATGGTATCTTGGAGAGCGCATACTTCTGCCGGAGTTTGGATCACGCCTCAGGTCGCTTCTGTATGAAGGCATAACACCAATGACAGAAGAGCGCATTGTAGCTGAAATACATAGATGTGTCACTGAATGGGAGCCACGAGCATCTATTGTGAAGATCTATAATGTGAGCACCATTGATGACACTGAAGACAACACAATACATCTTCAAGTGGTGTTCACAATACCAGGGCTGGATGATGAGCAGTACACCTACAGCTTCACATATCATCTTGGCATGACATAAGACAGCTGTGTATATGCAGCTTGCATATAGATGCCGCTTCTAAGAAGCGGCATTTTCTGTGTCTTAGCATAGCGTCCATATATGCCAAAGTAAATAACATTGTTAATTTTTGTTAAATGGACACAAGCGATGGCAATAACAGCATCAAAAGACTTTCTGAGATTCTCAGCGTATTCAATGAAGGATCTAATAACTAGGAAGCTCACAGAAGACGGAAACTTCACAGACTAGGTGTATGAGGGGAGCAACTTAGCCATACTTATTGACATTGTGTCATATATGTACCAGTGCTTGATCTACTCTCTCAACAGTGCAGCTTCAGAGTCAATGTTTGCTGACACACAGCTGTATGAGAACATTGTCAGGCTCTGCAAGTTCATTGGATACCATCCTGGAAGCATAGTTCCAGCAACAATGACAATGTCTATTCCTGCAACATTAGACGGTGAGCATTTGATGTATCCCTGCAGTGCAATAGACACCGGACTATATGACTCTCAGTCAAAGAAGATATACTTCTCAACAGTGTTTGAGAGCATTCTGCGCAACCAAGCTGTGACAACTAGCACTATGCAGCGCACAAATGTCCGGCTAGTGAATGGAAGATGGAAGCATTATGGCACAGTGTTCACAGCCAGCGGTGCAGACTTTGAGACATTTCTGCTTGATGGACTGAAGTCTAACAGTGATGAGAAGAAGTATGTGTCTGGACAGCATATCCAAGTGTTTGTTGTGCCAAATGGCAAAAGCCATGATGGAAAGATTGATGAAGTGCAGATGTGGACAAGAGACCCAAATGAGCTGTTCATCCAAGCATATGACTCAAACACATCAGCTGATGATGCTGGATACACACTGTTCAGCCGCTTGTACAACAGCAAAGACAAAGTCTACACAGCGTATCTCAACTCTGACAAGACATTTGAGATAAAGTTCGGAAATGGCATCACCGGCCAGAAGCTGAACCCAGGCGATGAAGTGCATGTCATGTACTTAGACACAAATGGCCCTGACGGCTATATTGACATGTCAAAGATTGCTGACATACAAGATGCAGTGAACATCCATCATGACCCTGGGTTCCTCGGCATGTCAAAAGCTCTCTACTACCGGCTGTTCTATGACTCAGATGTAGCAGGTGATGAGAAGCAATTTGACAACATAAGCAATGACGGGGCAATCTCAGTCACATTTGATGGAAACTCTCTGACTGTTCCGCTTAAAGAAGAAGATCCAGCATCAATACGGCAGAATGCTCCTGACTGGTTCAAGACAGGAAGCCGCTTGATAACTAAGAAAGACTATGAGTTCTTCTTGAAGCAGAACAGAGACACAAGCATGAGAGGTGTCATTGATGCTGTATGCATGAACAACTGGGACTATCTTGTGACTTTCTACAGATGGCTGTACAACATGGGAATAAGCCCCATCACTGAAGCTGTCAGCAGACGGACAAAAGATGATCCGACAAGAGTTGTTGAACCGTACAGATATCTCTCAAAGTCTCGTCTGATACAGCATGGATATGAGTTTGTTGACTCAGCTGATGCCAACAACATATATCTGTGGATTGCAACAACAGGTGATGAGTCATTCTAGATCATAAAGACCAGCCTGAACAACAGCATAACTCTGATAAAGACACTTACTTCAGAGACTTATCCTCTCAAGCCCATAGATGTAGTGTTTGACTTGACATTCACTCCAATAGAGATATACTATGACAAGCTTGTAGAGAATGACGGCAGCACATAGTTTGATGATGAGTACTCATATCTTGAGGTGACCATCACAGAGAACAGTGTGTACTCAACAACATCCCTTGTCGGCTAGATAGAGAAGATAATAGTCAATGCATTTGATGCTGTGTACTGCCAGCTTGGACAGACAGTCAACTACTCATACATCTTGAACTAGATATATGCAATTGACGGCATTGAGAAAGTCAGGACTGTCTACTATCCAGAGGGATATCCAGAGAATGCTGACTACCAAGACTACAAGACTAGAGCATGTGACGGCATTGCATTTGCTTCATGGTCAAGCTCTGAGCTGATTGACATCGGAGACGACCTGCAGATAAACAATGTCACTCGCACTCTCGAGAAGTTCCAGTTTCCAAGACTAGCAGAGCATCTGAGAAACGGCGGGCTAGCCAAGAAGATCAAGATAATCAAGAAGTCAATGAACACAACAAATCCTGTAAAGTTCTAATGCAGAGGTGCACATCTAAATGCAAACAACATTGTCAAATGCCCAGTTGATTGCTGATGCAGTCCAGAGAGACCCCGGAGACTTCTCTGCAGTCGATGTCATGGGCTCACTAGTCAACAACTAGAAGTTCAAAGTCGGATATGATGAGTTCAGCAGCAAGCAGCAGACTCCAAAGTCTTATGTGTGGGAAGTGCTGTCTGCTGTGGCCAATGATGTAGGACAGTCATTGTTCACAAATGTCAGAGACTACATTGACAATGTGACAGATGTAGATGTGTGCAAAGTCACAGCTTTGCGGTCAATGATGCACATGGTGGGGCTTGACTACCAGCTGATAAACAAGCTTGGAAGCTATCCGGTTGAAGTGCAGAGCTTAGTTGACTTGCTGTCTATAAACAAGAAGTATCTTCTTGAGAATGAGTTCATGAAGAATGACTTCATATAGTCAATGTCTGCAGCTGGAGTTGTGCTGTCAGGCGCTGTGCCATATGAAGCAGAAGAATGCCCTGAAGACCCGCCTGAAGCTATTTCATCTTCTATTGATGTCCTGAAGCTGAGCTCTGAGATGTCTGGTCCATCTGCAGGAGATGTGTTCTCGGGATACATCTCTAGCTTGTACATGACATTTCTAGAAGACATGCTTGAGATGTCTGGTGTTGGCTTATGCTCAAGCACACGCATAGTTGACATTCTGCAGCTAAGTGATGGATATGGAAGCAATGAGCCTCCGGCTGACAGATATCTGTATGAGAAGATGCGCAACAACATTGACACGTCATTTGATGTGTCAAAAGCCGTAGATGCCATAGAGAATGGCCTAGTGAGCATCACAAAGTTCACCGGGCCGACGCTCTCATTGATAGTAGATGAGATCAAGTGGCGCAACTCTGTGCCAGAAGACCTCAGTGCTCTAGATCTCACAACTAGGACAACATACTACAGAAAGCAGAAAGTCATTGAGTATGCTCGGTTCATTGACAACATGTCCCACAATGGTGATGTTGTGTCAAACATGATGGTCTATGACTATGACCCAAGCTACTTTGTTGTGTCAAACAACACTGATATGCACTACTGCATATCTGGAATACCTGAGACAAAGCCGCAGACAGACCATCATGTGCACATATTTGAAGAAGACATCTAGAAGACGGCTAGAGCTTTGACTCAGGTGACACAGTACATATGCAAGCTGCGTGAGTCAATAAGACTCCAAGTTCGCAAGATCTTCATGAAGGGGACAGAGAATCTTCTGCGGTTCACCGTCAACTAGTTCTTGATAGACTACATTGACTATGCAAAGAACATAGCTAGTGAAGAAGACTTGGCAAAGTACTAGAAGCTTCTGTCAGCGCATGATGTTGATGATGTCTATGTGAAAGAGTACTGGGACTTCACTGAATACATGAACTTGTCAACTCAGACAACTCCATATGCTATGAACTCTCAGCTAGTCAATGACAGATACTTTGACTAGACATTCAGCAAAGTGAACGGCACTCTTGTGCCCAAAGCTGACAACACTTTCACAAATGAGCAGATCAACAAGTTCTACTTAGAAGACTTGGGCTTGAAGAACACACTTGAAGACATCAAGAAGTCTAGGTCTGACCTGTCATCAAGCTTCTATGACTTCTTGAGCGCCATATTCAATGTTGCAGCAAATCCATCTTACTACAGCAAAGACACAAATGAGTTTGGAGCAGTGCTGACATCTAACACTGTTGCAACATAGACTTTGTCTGAAGATCTGCATGAAGTGTCTAGCATATACAGCTTCATTGCATCTCTAGCAGAAGAGATGGGCTTTGTGTTCAGCGGCTCAAGCACAGTCTCTAGCCAGATGTCTAGCTTCACAAATGCTGCATACAAGCATATCTCCAGCTAGGTGATGGCTGATGTGTCATCAACATACAATGAATATGAGCCGCAAGTGCAAGAGCTTAGCACTAGCCTGGAAGCATTGAAGTCTGAGCTGACATCAATGCTCAGCAGCACATATGCAAACTACTTCTGCAAGTCAAAGAACTCATACAGCTATGACCAAGACGGCTCATACAGATTTCCATTCTACACCGCCCCAGCTGAAGATCTATTCATGCTGCAGCTGACAGCAGCTAGTGCTTGGATACAGGGCAACTGCAAGACATCTGCTGTGCTGTATGCAGTTGATGAGCTGTCTACTGCATACAATGTGTCAAAAGCCAATGTTGATGCTATGATAGACGGCTTGACAGGCAATATGTCAGGATATGTGCCGCTGGGAGCGGTAGAGCTAGACAAAGAGATGGACAACATCTCAGCTTTCTTGTCAGCAAGAGCTCAAAGCCGCACATCATATCTGCAGAATGCTCTAGAGAACTTCAGAGCTCAAGCATAGCAGCTGAAGTCATCATATGACCAAGCTGAAGCATCATTCAGCAATGTCATGGCCAGCATGCCAGACACGTCTCAAGGCTGGTACATGAAGAACGTGCCCTTGGGCAGCGGCGAGTATGAAATGCGCAAAAATGGCAAGACTCTGTCATCTGGAGACGGCGGTGGAGTAGTGTATGATGTCTTCTCGCAAGCATACTACAAGCCAGCTGACAAGGGCGATGGTGCATGGTCAAAGGTAGACTTCAGTGCTTCAAACAACATTGACCCAGACACCGATCTAAGTGCTCGTGTTGATGCTGCTATTGGACGCATAGATGAGATAAGTGAGATATTCTTCGGCACAGCTCAGACAACTTCAGGGAAGACTGCTTCAACGCCGATGACACACGGCACATCAAAAGACACCCTGCAGACAATAAAAGCAAATGTCAACTAGATAGCCACATAGTACAGCAGCATAGTTGACCAAGTCTGCAAGCTGTACAACATCCCAAGATCAGAGTTTCTGCCGGAGAATGCCGTCAATGACCAGCTGAAGAACAAGAATGACATTCTGTCTAAGATAATAAATCTGAATGACTATCTTGGCATAAAGATCTCAGATGCTCAGTTCTCTCAAGACACTGTGCTGCGGACATACAATGAAGCACTGTCAGATGTGTCTCAGACAAGTGCATAGTACATACCAGACAAGAATGAATATGAGTCTCTGTGGACATTGTTTGAAGAGTTCTTTGCTGACTATCCCAAGACAAGTGACTACCAAGCATACATTCCAAGCAATCTGTCTGCAATATATGCCTACACTGTCAAGAAAGACAACATAGCTCTCAACAGCATGAATGAGCAGTTTGCAGACTTGTCAGGAAGATATGACTAGCAGATGAGCAGCTTTGACCAAGCATTCAATGCTGGTCTGTCAGTGTACACAGCTCCGTCTGAAGACAGCTTCATGAAGTACTCATACTCAGGGACTTACCTTGAGAACTGTCTGTCAAATGCTGAGCAGTCATTGTCAAATGACGTCACATACAGGACTTTGCTGGCAAATGACAAGCTGAATGACTAGATGAATGACATTGACGAGATGCTCAGACGCATCTACAGCTGGTCTCCCGCAGCAGCATCTAAGACTCAAGGCTTGTGGTGGAGATACTTCCCAAATGAGCTTGACACAAGTGCATATTCAAGCAAGAAGAATGCATTTCTGATGCAGACAAAGTCATTCTTAGAGATAGTCAAGCAGATCTTAGACAAGATAAACTACACTGAGAACTCTGAGTACTAGAGCTCAAAGATGCTGTTCTAGAACTACACTGGTGTGCCATGGGTTGCAACAGACCCATACTACAACCACAAGAACATGACGCATCCATCTTACCAGATACATCCATTCCTGTGGAGCTTTGTTGAGAACAATGCTGTAGACAAGACTCTGCAGATGCTAGCTGAAGCAGAGTCTAGGTTCAACTACAGAGACTTAGATGCAGCATTCATCAACAGCAAGATTGACGGATACATAGGAGAGTTCGGGCAGCTCATAGATGTCTGGAAGACTCATGTTGAAGACTTCACTGGATATCAGACAACATATGAGAGAAGCACTCATGTATGCGGATACACTGGAGTTTCTTCAGAAGTAGTAGACTATGACGGTGCATTCTATCCACCAGCGCTTGAAGACTTCTTGCAGAGTGACGGACATCTGTCAAGCATGTCAGCATGGTACACACATCTAAACATCAGCTAGAATGATGAAGCTGCAGAGTTCATTGACAAAGCCCTAGAAAATGCTCATGCAGATGCTGAAGACATAACTAGAGCAAGAGCTGCAAGCAGCTAGTATGACATCTACAAATACTTTGAAGACGCATACAAGAATGTCTATGTGCTGTACAAGAAGACAGACAGCTCAATGACAGAGTGGCAGAAGCTGCATATGCCTGGAGAGCTGTGGATAAGACTTGCGGACTCTCCAGTTGCTGTGCATGTTGAAGATGTGCTGTCAGATAAGTCTCAGAAGCTTCTCCAGGGCCTCCAGATGGTCCCGAGCATCCAAGATGATGGATCTAAAGCTCCAGCATAGAGGCCGGTCTGTGACATGGAGATGCTAGACAATGGCAAGAAGATTGTGTTCACATGCAGCAGTCCATATAGAAAAGATGGCAAGACATACACAGCAATGCAGTCTAAGTCAATGTACATCTACTATGATCTGTTTGCTGACACAGGAGTCGGCCAGCTTAGTCTGCTTGACAGTGACAAAGACGGAACAGTCTTCTAGACAGGGCAATTCCCTTTGAGCAAAGACTAGACTCTAGAAGATGATGTGATCTTGGACTATGTAGGGTCATTTCCAAGAAGCTCACTTCTAGTAGATGTCGTCTACATGAAGTCTAAGCATGTCCTAGATGAAGAGACATTGACAACTAAGACTGTCTAGATTCCCGACAAGCCTGAGTTCAAGATATACACAGTTGACTTTGAGCATCCAGTTGAAGACTCAATGAGCTTCTAGCTGAATGATGTGCATGATGCTGTTGGTGAGCTTCCAGCAGTAGCACACTACTCAACAGATGAAGGACGGCAGCTTCTTGACATAGCATTTGCAGTAGAAGCTGATGATGCTGAGATGTCAGCATTCTCAGACTAGAAGATCAACATCCAAGATGGCTGTGATGGTGCTACATTCTATGATCCAACATCAAGAGACATGAACTCTCTAGATGTGTTCAAAGAATGCTTAGACATATACACTGTAGATCTTGGATCAAAGTCGGTGTCAAGCTCAAAGTCACAGCATCAGAGCAACACTGACATGGGCTACACACCGTCATATGCCTATGGACAAGCTGAGAACATTCTGTCAACTAGAGAAAGCACTTACACTGCAGTTGAGCTTCTCGGCAAGTCAAAAGACCTCAGCTACTTAGATGGAAGAGTGAACACAGCTCCAGACCCATATGTGACTAAGCAGGGCATGTTTGAGAGCTTGTTCGGACAGGCCTGGGAGACGGACTTGTCTGCAGCTGTTGCCAATGACACATCTCTCTTCATGCATCTATGTCCATCGATGTACAATGGCATGCCAAACTAGCATGTTGACGGCTGCTTCATAGGGCAGTATGCTGGTGCATACATGTGGGATGTCATTCTCAAAGACAATCCGTCTTATGAGAAGCTTGACCGCATGAAGCTGTTCATGTACTCAACTGAGACATTTGGAAAGAACCCATACATAGTAGAAGACTTGTCAAATGTCATCTTGAGCTCAAAGATGCTCGGTGACGGCCAGTTCCTAGATGCGAAGTATGACTTGTATGATGACGGCCATGCATCTGGATGCAAAGTCAGCATGAATGGATATGATGTTGTAGTGGCTGGAACAGCAAATGGCATTGACTAGATTGACTACAATGCAATGAACACTCTGCCGAACATTGCAGACATCAAGTACAAGTTCATGGACAACAATGGTGCAAAGTACATCCAGGTGAAGTTCTAGACAAAGAGCTAGAGCATTGACTCATTCATTGAGCAGGGCACTGTGAGGCTTGCGCTTGTTGACGAGCAAGACCTTGCAATGCTGGAGATTCTGCATATAATGTATCCAGAGACTTCATTCAATGACTTGTCATCTGTGTCAAGAGAAGGCCTCAGCAGCCTGCATCTGTCAGACTACACAGCTCTGAGCAATGTTGAAGTGAATGGAGTGAAGATCTTTGACACTGCAGAGAGACTGAGCTTCAAAGCAGATGAAGAAGATGCTCCAGCTATGCTGACAGCTGTAGACAGATACTCAATTGGGCCGAACACAGCATATCCAATGACTATCGGCTAGTACTACAAGAAAGCAATGATTGACTATAGTGCCACTCAAGACGGAAAGCCACTTGACTTCATCTATGACATAGACAATGTGTATGTCATGAAAGCCAAAGACAGAGAAGTTGCTGAAGCTTTGTCAGCAGTTGACATTGGCGCTAATGCATTTGACATTGCTGATGACATAAGAGTATATGAAGAGTACTGGCATGAAGACAGTGCTGGGACCCTGAATTCAGAGAAGTTTGCCTATGACAACCCCAAGTTCTACTAGTTTGTTGCATTCTCAGACAGCGGATCAGACATAGATGCATGTCCTGATGGATTTGTGATTCCGGTGTCATGCGTCAATGGAGTCAAAGTCACTGACAATGATGCATTCTCACAATATGTCAACAATAAGCTATGTGTAATTGGACAGAAGACAGACTTTGACAGTGGAAATGATGCAGCTGGAATGTTTGACAGCATCTAGTACATGTCATTCAAGTATGATGACTTGTCTGAAGAAGACAAGCTGTCTGTAGAAGAGCAGATCAGACATATGCTGAACTTGTATGTCAGCTTCTAGAGAGAAGACGGTGGCATAACATTGTTCTTCAACTACTAGAACTATGCAAGCTCGCCTTTCTTGAAGATAGAAGACGGCAGACCTCTAGTAGACACAATCCCAAGCACATATGCAAAGGTGAAGACTGGACAAGCCGCTAGCTTAGATGTCATAGTGCAGCTAAGACAATGCATCGGCAGAAAGATAGTCGGCGTGCAGAATGTAGTCCTCGCTTCGTACTCAATAGTCAATGTGTCTGATGACAAGCCGAAGTTCTTGCTGAAGAAGACATCAGACGGCACATTGTCTAGCACTAAAGCTAGCTCGCAGCTAACTCTGGCTGTTGTAGGACAGCAGGTGAAGAATGCTAAGCTTGGCACTGATGTAGAGTTCACATTGACAATGAGCACTAATGCTGTGCTTGAAGATGAAGTGTCTTGTCTGCTTAGATATCCTTCTCAGACACTTAGATTCATGTCTGGAGATAGCAGAGTTGAAAAGGTGGCAGCTGGACTGCTGAAATGCACATTCACATCATTAGACATGACAGACAGAATTGTGTTCAAGCCTACGGCATTGCCGTAGAATGATATGCTGCAGAATGACCTCACGATAGACTAGATTGAGGGAGCTCCCAGCAATGCTAAGACAGAAGCTTTCAATGGATGGATGCAATGTGCCAAGCCGATGTGAAGTAAATAACAACTATGAAAATAACATCGTTAGCATAGCTTCCTGTTCTAGAGTAGGGATTCAGCAATGGACGTATTGAGGTCAGTGTCAAAGATCCGGCTGTTGCAAGCAAATGGAATTCACGTGGCGTTGCATTGTCAAGTGTTGAGACGAGGATATCTACGCTGACCGACAATGAGATGAAGCAGAAGTACCAGCTGTCAGATGACAACGGCAATGACATTGATGTCAACAGCATGAGAAACAGTCTGCAGACAGTGCTGTCGGGTGACTCTGCAATATCTGGTGCTAAGCAGTTCACAGACTGGCCGTGGATAAATGCAGACTTCCCTTCATCCGACTTTGAGAAGTATGGCGGAGATGCAGAGAACATTCTGCCGAATGTCAAAGAAGTCAAGCATCTCATAGAGAGCACGCCTGTGTACATGTCAACAACAGACAGCTATGTGGCAGATGGAAATCCATTTGGACCACAGTAGTACTTCATTGACAAGAAGACAAACAGCCCTGCACCAAAGGGCATGCTGCACAGCTACATTGCCAGTGGAAAGTTCTATGGCTGGAAGATTGACATCGGCGGAAATGACTCAGCAAAAGCAATAGCTGACCAGCAGTCTCAGTCTACAGACGGATATGAGATGATGAGAGACACTGGCAACTTAGTTGCTTGGGGCTGGGTGACGCCATAGACACAGAGCATTGACTCCAAGTATGCATGGGTTGCATTGTTCGGCCAAGTGAAGTGCTAGGACGGTGACACTATCTAGACAATAAATGTGCCGATACAAGTCAGACCATACATCATGAACACAGGAATGGCATTCTAGTACATAGGCTTCAATGTCCCTGTGCGCAAGGGAATGCGTCTGAAAGTGATGACAGGATTTCCATGCGGCGGAGAGCAGACAGGCGCAAACCAAGACATAGGGTCACTGACATTCTCCGATGCTTGGGTGCCCAACTCTTTCTGTGGATACATCATCAAATGACATGTGAGATGAGAAATGATTGACGAAAAATACATAACAAGCTTTGTAGCAGTCCATGAGCTAGATGAAGTCAAGCCATAGGGCTTGAGCACAGCAGACATTGGCCAAGATGACTTGTTCTTGATGTCAAAGATGGTGCAGCGTGCAACTGAGTCAGAGAATGCAAAGATGGTGTCAAAGAAAGTCAACTACAAGACTTTGACTAGCAAGCTGTCTTCAGACTTTGAGCTTTCATCAATGAGTGACATGTCTGGCAAGATAGATGAGATGTCTAGCTTAGTTGATGAATATGTTGATGGGCTAAGCAATGGCATAGACTGTGCATCATCAGACATGCTGAATGCTCTTGAGCAGTCGGTCAGTGACTTGTCAGACACTGTTGAAAGTGAATATGCAAAGAAGCACACCGGCACAGTCACTCTGGCTGAGAAGCCTGACGGAGCTGATGAAGCGAAGATCTACACATAGATACAGTTCATTGACGGCTAGCCATATGCAGCAGAAGAGAAGAATGCATCATGGCTGATAAATCCTGACGGCATCAAATGCACAGCTGGAGGAATAAAGACTGATGCAGCAGCTCCAATGCTGACAACTCTTGCATCAGATGCTTCATCAATTGTCTATGAGATCAGCACTGACTGCTGGCTAGACATTGCAGTGTCTGCATTTGAAGAAGCAGAAGATTCACCAATCCAAGTAGTGCTGTCATCACAAGATGCCAGCTAGCCTTCAGCAGTGATAGCCACATTCAACAATCCAGGCGGCTTCAGCGGCACTAGATACTTCAGCTACTACTAGACTGGAGCAATGATAAAAGCTGTAGACAGATCATCTGGCTCTGAGACACATCTTTCAGTTGTGCTGAACAGAGTCGACGGTGAAAGTCTTCTAGCTGCAACATCGGCCAAGTTCACTGAGATGTGCTTATATGCAATGCCCGGCAAAGATGAGCTGTCAGCTTATGCCATAGTGCCGCCAAATCTACAGCCAGACATATCTGACAGCATAGACTCTGTGATGAAGCTGACTCTCGACTCCCAGGGAATGATAGTCAGTGCACAGGCTGTCCCATACTAGTTTGCAACCGAAAGCATCTAGGGCTTCATCAAGCTGCTTCCAGAGGGATTCTATGCAGACAATGCTCTTCCAGTGAAGCTTTCAGCTGATGAGTTTGCATATGCATATGCTCCAACAGCTTCAGACAGCACACTTGGCATCATCAAGACTGGGTTTTCCTATGCATAGAATGCCTCTGGAGTGTCCTGCTAGATAGCTGTTGATGACAATGGACAAGCTCTTGGAGTCATTCCAGCGGCCTCAGACAGCCATCTGGGTGTGCTCAAGACTGGCTTCTAGACAGATGAAGAAGATCTAAGCCTTTCTACGGCTGTGATGCTCGACTCAGACAACAAAGCATTTGTCTAGGTGCCAGCAGCAACAATAGATGGTCTCGGTCTTATTAGAACAGGCCCTAAAGACATAGTATGTCCAGGGCATGATGAGCTTAGAAATGTGTTCTTGGATGACGGCAATGGCCTTGATGACCACTCTAGAGCTAAAGTCAATGTGATGACAGAAGGAAGTCTGCAAGCTCAGCGGTTCTTCACTCAAATAGATGCTGAAGCTTCAGAGACGATTGACGTTGCTAAGACTATAGCTTTAGCTGAAGACAATGCAGTTGAAGTTGATGAGAATGAAGAAGCATTCTCAATAGCTGGACAGGCTGTGAAGAAGTCTAAGCTTGGGCAATGGAAGTGGACGTTGAAGTTCTTGGATGATGAGCTTGACGGAAGAGTGTTTGCTGTGTATGCATCTTACCATGGGCATTCAGATGTAGATCTACAGCATGGAGTGCAGATCATTGTCTAGGACAGAGCAATGGCATCATTCTTCCCAGCTGGATGCAAGACATGTGATGACGGTGAATGGTTTGACACAAAGTTCATAGGCTCATTCTCTAAAGAAGACCCCGGCGACTTGACAGTTGAAGTTGTCTCAGGAAGCAAGACATTCTAGAGCGAAAGCTCAACTGATGAGATAGTGTTCATAGTCAGAGATCTCATGAAATGACAGAAGGACTTACAGCAATGGTAAACAAATTCTAGATATCTAACTTGAGCAATGCATCTTCTCCAATGACAGAAGATGATCTGTTTGCTGTAGAGAAGCAAGACATCACATACAAAGTTCCATTTGAAGGCATTGCAAAAGACATTCTGAGCAACAGACTAGCTTTCAAGAGCGGACGAAAGAGCAAGAAAGGCAACAATGTGCTGTCTGTCATGTTTGCCAATGACAATGGAACATCGTCTCTTCTGTATCCAGTGACACTTCAAGACGGCATACTGAGCTCAGCCACATTTGATGAAGCTACACAGACTATTGTGCTGAAGTTCAACACAGTCTAGCCGTCTGAAGATGACATATCAGTCAGCTTGAGCTCTCTAGTAGATGTGTACTATCCTGGATTCGGCCTTGACTTAGATGACAACAGAAAATTCAATGTCTAGACATCAGCTCTGTCAGACAGCTTCATGTATCTGTCTGGAGACTAGACTGTGCATGGCGTGAAAGAATTTGAAGACGGCGTGCATTTCAATGACGGAAGCATCATAGCTAAAGTCACTGAGCAGCCTGAAGACCTAAGCACAGCTTCAGCTTCTGACATTGGAGTAGTCCCTTCAGTCTATGCCGTGAAAGAATATGTTGACCAGCAGACAAGCTAGATGGCTGCCATGATCTAGCAGCTGTGCAGCATTGTGTCAGCATTGTCAACTTGAGTGCGTCTAGTCGTAGTTCTTCAATGCAATGTAGAACATTGCAAGCCGTGATATGCGTGTGCGCTGAGCGGCCTCTTCTGTCTTGTTCTGCAGCTTCCACTCAATGCTCTAAGTTATCCATGGACATGACTTAGAGTCTATCACCATCTGCCAAGCTTTGATGACTGGTATCTTCTTCTTTGCCACTTCATGATTGAAGAAGAAATGCACTTTCTTAGTCATCTTGTCAAGTGGCGCAGCTAGCAGAGTGAAGCCGATGTGCTGACGCAGAAACATGAAATACTAGTACATCAGATGGTTCTCATCTATCAATGAGTTGACAAGCACACTAGTGTGCTTGTCAATGATGAATGACTCAAACAGACTTCTTATCCGGCGACCGACATACTTTGTCAGCTTTGATGTGCGCAGCTCAAGCATATGCTCAAAGTACTAGTTGTCATTTGTGAGTATTGACAGATTGACACTCTTCATCCGCTTAGTCGGCTTGAAGACATACAAGAACTTTATGTGAAGCTTGTCTTTTCTTCCAGTTGCCATCAGTCTCGCCCAATCTAGATGTTCTATGACACACCGTCTATCTTCCAGTACAGCTTGTCAACATACGGCTCAAGTGAGCAGTTCATGTCAACAGATGCTATTGTGCTGTTGAAGCATGACACCGGCTGAGTGTACTAACCATGCTCACACATGTATGCTGACATATACGGCATGTCAGCACTTATCGGCGCATATGGGTCAAGCGTGACATCTAGCACAGGTTCACCATAGCTCTAGCTTGAGATGTAGCTTGAAATGTACTCATGAGAATGCTTGACAATCTCTTCATTGTCAACTTTCTTGATGAAGCCCTCAATGTCATCTCTCTCACGGTGTGGCACAACATACAAGCCGAAGTCAATCTTGTAGATCGGCGGCACATTGTCATACACTGCAACTACAGCATCTGGATTGTCAACCATTGAAGTCACTTCAGCTGTGACATTAGCAGTCAATGTTGCTGAGACTGCAGTGTCTGGATGGTCTTTCTAGAACTAGTCAATGTCACTTGGCTGTATCTCTTGGACATATGATGACACAAAAGATGACATGACTGATGAAAGCACTTTTGAGGGGACTAAGCTAGCCTTGTCGGTTCCGGCAAAGAGATATGTCTTGAATGTGAACTTGAATGATGCTGTAGTTATGTCATCCTAGTCGTCGTTCAAGTCTGAAGGATGGTCTTCAGACACACTGTCAGCCATTATCACCTGGTTGTTCAGCTTTATGCCCTAGTACTTTGGATGCTCGCATGACACATAGATGTCACTGTTGAAGAACACCATGAAGTTTGAAGCAATCTTGTCAATGTCAGCGGGGTACTTTGCCATCACAGTGACATCATAGTCAATGTCAATCGGCACCGGAGTCATCAATGAGTACTTGCGGTAGTAGCTTGCCAGCTCATACTTGACTTCATTGTGCAGATTTGCAAGACGGTCTCCCTAGCGAGTGTATCCAGTGCGCTCGATTGCTATGAGCGGCAGCTTGTAGTTGCCTCGCTTCTCAGGATTCTAGATGTTCTTCAGAATGCGTGACCTGTTGCCGAACATGCACTGCACAAGAAGCTATGTCTCATTTCCATGCTCATCTGTGCGTCCTATCCGGATGTTAGAGAATATGTTCTTGAACAGCATTGATGCTATTGCAAGCTCTGCATTGTAGCTTTGGAACTCCATGCTAGTAAGACTCCATCAAAATGAATATTGCTTATACTATTTACTTTTGACATATGCTCATTGAAGTAAATATCTTCAAAAGAGACTAAAGCTATGTCAACATACACAGACTGCCACATAAGAGTGAGAGAGAACCTCACAATACAGCGCTGCCCAGGAAGCCCATGCGACGGCATCACTCAGCAGCGAGTGATATTTGAGAACCCTGAGAACCAGTACTACGGCACATTCATCGGCAATGTGTCTGCTGGACAGATGGAGCTGTCAAATGCTTCAATTGCAAATGCTCAGATAGCTGGAGGGCAGATATCTTGCAGCTCTCTTGACATGCAAGACGGATCAATCTCAAATGCAAAGATTGTGCAGCCGACAATAGAGATAAATGTGAACGGCATGCCTGTAGACTTGTCTGAGTTCCTTAGCTAGATAAGTGCATTGCTTTCAGCTTGCCACTGCAAAGACAAAGATGACAGCTCTTCAGATGATGAAGATGACGGCAGCGGCTCAAGCTGTCCGCTGAACTTCAATGACGGCGTCTGCGGCTGACATCAGATGCTCATCCAGTGCATAGCTCTGTCATACATCTCAATGTCATGCACTTCATTCAAGTCTGCAGCTGCACGTGATGCTGCCATTTCATCTCGTATGTTGAAGTACTAGCTCTAGCTGTTTGCTGGTGAGTCTGCTCGGCCTTTGTTGACTTTCTCTTCAAATTCTTCTTCAGACTTTGCATAGAAATGAGCAATGCATGGCACTTCAGCTGGGTCTGCTAGACTGTCATTGAATGCTCCGACAAAAGGCTGTCCAGACGGTGAAACACTAGAGATTATAGCTAGTTTGTCAATATAAGCTCCAGTGTGATGAAATATGCAATGCGGATTGAAGAAGAAAGGCTTCAACTTGACATCTCTGATGTTCTTGAAGTTGACAAATGGCTTGACATGCCTGTCACACAGTTTTGCTCTCCAAGTGAATCTTCTTAGAAGGTTTGTCCTGTCTACTTCACATGATGTTCTGCTTCCAAAGAAGCACCAGCTTAGAGATATGCAGAATGCTCTACTGTTCATAGAGACAATCTCATATGCAGTCTTGCCATGAAGCATTGCATACTCATCTAAGTCAATGAACAACGCAGCGTCATAGTCTCTGCTGTATGTCATAACCCAAGCATTGTATGCATAGTACTGGGCACTTGTTCCCGGAAACTCATAGACTTGATGCTAGAACACTCGGTCTTTGACAACATCACTTAATGCAGCATTTTGACAGTCGTGGTTAAACAAGAATATGCTGTCAAACTAGCATTCAAGAAGATGCCATCTGCACCATTCTTCAATGTTCTGCTCGTTCTTCTATATTGCTACTACTGCTGTCTTCATTGTCAGTCTTCTCTGCTTTGCGGCCAAATGGTGATTTGATAGTCTTGTCTTCAACTATTGTTGTTGATATCAGTCTATAAGCGCCCATCATCTGCTAGTTGAGAAGCCAAGCACTTGTGCACTGCTCAAACATGAATGCCAGTGCTCGTCTCTAGTAGAAGTCTCGACTGTCCAGATCTAGCTTCGGCTTCACTGCAATCAAAGCTTCTAGCACTCGGCTGGCATATTCAAAATACTTCTTGAATGCTGTCTTGTGCATGAAGAATATGTTCTTCCAGAGCATCACCTTAGAAGTCATCTGATTTAGAATGATCAGCTTGTCACTGATCTTCAGCTGTTTCTGCAGCAGCAGCATCAGATAGTCGTCAATGTTGTGGAACAAAGTGTATGTCACAAAGTCTTGATATTTCAGCTTTACAGCTGAGCACACTATTGTGTCTGGATTGATGTCTCCTATAGCATCTAGTCTGAAGCTTCTTCTGTAGTTGCAAGCGCCCACCCAGTCAGCATCAATCTCATCAATATGCTGTCCCATCCACTAGATCATGTTTGCATCATTGAGATACTCATTCATCTCATCATGAGATGCATTGTGAGCAACATATAGATCTTTGTCAGTGAACAATGTCTATGACATTGGTGTTACATCTGTTGTGCATACAAATATCTTAGCGCGCTTTAGAATTTCTTGGTTCATAGCTCAAACACATCACTTTCTATCTCATCATCTTTCAGCATCTTCATGAACTCAGCTTCTGTTATTATCTTGATGCCTAGCTCTTTGGCTTTCTTGTTCTTTGAAGAGCTGCTGTTGATGTCATTGTTGACTAAGTAGCTTAGGCCCTTAGACACGCCGCTCTTAGACTCGTATCCATGCTCTCTAGCAAACTCTAGGAACTTGTCTCTAGATCCAAATGCCAGAGACCCTGTCACGCATATAGATCCTTTGACTGAAGCCATGCTAGATGGCTTCTGAGACATAGCTCCATTCCATCTAGTGTCATCTACAATGAGATGCATGACCCTCAGAGCCTCATCCAGACCATCTAGAAATGCATCTATTGTAGCATCTCCGACTCCAGATGGAAGACTGCTCTTCTTGACATCATCCTTGAATGTCTTAGACTCTACAGCATCAATTCCATAGTGAGAGACTATCTTTCCCACTAGCACTTCTGAGAGGCCGACAAAGTTCATAGCTCCCAGAAGCTTCTCTCTAGACTGTGTGAACATCTTTGCTGTAAGCTCTTCATAGAGCTTAGTCTCAGACTTGTGCTTCTTGTCAGGCTTGAACTGAAGAAGTGCATCAAATGAAGTGATGCCCATCTTCTTCAAAGTTGCATTTGAAGCATTCTTGACTCCAAGCTTCTTGAAGAAGCCCACTATGCGGTGGATGACTTGGTCTGGACATCTTGTGTTCATGCAGCGCATGTTGACGCCGTCTCGCACAAGCTTTGACCCGCAGCACGGACATGTGTCTATTACTTCAACTGGTGTGCATCCAGCCGGATTCTCAACTACAGCTTCAAGATATGGAATGACATCACCACTACGTCTAATGCGTATCTTGCTGCCATACATGATGCCCTTAGACTCAACTAAGTCAAGATTGTGGAGTGTGACTCTGCTGACAGTCGCCCCGCCGAGCTCAACTGGAGATATCAACGCGACGGGCACAAAGACTCCGTCTTTGCTGGGTCCTTCCCAAGATATGTCAATGAGCCGTGTCTCAGCAACTTGCTGGTTTATTTTGAACGCTTTCTGCTGCACAGGACGGTATTTTTCTTCATTTCTGTACTGTCCACTGCAGATGACTAATCCGTCAGTCTCATACTCAAAGCTCTGTGATGCATATTTGAACAGCTCTTCAACAACATCAAGTCCTTTGCTGCTGAAGTAGTCTTTGTTGAATGTCTTGTTCCATGCTGTCTTGAATCCCCAGTCTTCAAGCAGCTTGAACTGCTCTTCTTTAGTGAACTGCTTTCCAAGAATAGTGTATGCAATGAAAGAGACATTAGACACATCTTCTTTCACCCAGTCTTTGCGGTTGACTATCCCTGCAACAGCATTGCGTGGATTTGCAAAGCTTTCTTCTATCTCGCTGAAGTCCTTCTTGAGAATCACCAGCTCGCCGCGGATGTCAAGACTGCTAGCATCAATCTTATGCTTGCAATTCTTGATGCATTCAGGAATGGACTTCACAAAGTCAATCTTGTCAGTCAAGTCGATGCCGAATTCTCCATCTCCACGCGTAGTTGCAGAGACTAGCTGACCGTTCTTGTAGTGAAGTCTGCAGCTGATGCCGTCGACTTTAGCAGACACATTCAAGCTGTCACTGCAGCAAGTGCTGATGAACTCTCTGACAGTCTTAGGCTCATTGTACTTGAGCTTGTCTAATGAGCCCATGATGAAGGGATGCTTGACTTTTCCAGCAACTTCATGAAGTGTGTCAATGAAAGCTAAATGCTCTTCTTCACCCATCAGACATGCTAGAGATTCACATAAATCATCAAAGTCTTGGTCACTCATCACAGGTGACCCATCTCTGTAGGCTTTGTTTGCGGTGATGATCTTCTTGATGAGCTCTTCTTTTGTAGGCATTTTCTTGCTTTCTGTAGACTTCAATATTCAATTAATTTACACAATAGATTTTACAAAAGATAGACATCTTCAGCCACTTAAGATGCACAGATTATGCTCTCATCTTCAATGCCAAATGGATAATACTCCATAGTCTTGACTTCAAGCATAGACTTTCCAATGAACTCTACAGACTTGAGACTATTGCAGTCTCTGAATGCAGTGCAGCCAATGTAGTCTGTCTGCCGTGGAATTCTGATTGACTTCAAGCTTGTGCAGCCATTGAATGCAAATGCTCTGATGCTTTCAATTGTGTCTGGCAACGTGACTTCATCAAGCTTCTCACATGCTTCAAACATACATGAAGAGACTTCTTCAACACCAGACGGCAGGTGGACTTTCTTGAGGTGGCGTCTCAGCATCAGAATGTTGTCATCAACCATTCGCATGTTTGAATATTCAATAACCTTGAAGATAAATGGATCAGCTTCTTCCATGTCGGCATTGAAGAATGTAAAATTGCCGTCAGTTGTGAGTATGGCAAGACAGTCATCTTCACAATATTTGTATCTATGCTTTGCACCAAAAAACAAAGCATTGCTTGTGATGAATCTTCTACGTTCTTCAACTGAAGACATCAAATCTAGATTCATCTTCAACTCAAAAGGACTCATCAACTTCATATTGCTATTTTAACATAAATTGATGAGTTTTTAAACATCAAGTCATCTGTATGCTAGTGCCGTCTTTGAGATCTTCAAAGCAAGATGGTGCAATCTCATAGAGCTTGTCAAGTATGATGTTTGCAGCTTTGCGTATCTCCCACTGTGCTCTTGGTCCAAGACGGAGCTTCAAGAAGTTACGCCACTCTCTGAAGTTCCCTGAGACAACTATCTCTGTAGCGCATGCATTTGGAAGCACAAAACGTGCATCTTCAGGCTTGATACCGTCTTTCAGAAGATCTGAATATGCCTTCCATGCAGCATCCATTGCCCGGTAGAACTTTCCTTCAAGAAATGGATTGCCGAGTATTGTGTCTGGAACTACATAGCTTGGCTCAGTCTCTTTGACATATCTCTAACTGCGTTGACCGAACGAAAACAACCTGTGCCGGACGACCTCGTGAGTAAGCGCTCGGCTGACTCCCTTCAGCCTGAATGTTGCATGTGCATGCTCAATCATTGCTTCATGACCTGACTTGATGAGTGCTCTCACCATCTTGCGAGATGCTTCAAGGTCTTTCTCTTTAGAGTCATAGCAAGTGCGAGCAGCATCTGCTATAGTGAGCTCTGGATCTGGTGTATGTGCCACCAGCTTGACTTCCATTTCAACTTTCATATGAAGAATATACTTCAATAGACTTCAGACCCAAACAGCATGACATTGTCAAATGAATTAAAGCTCTCATCAGTGCCATTAGCATCAAGCTGCTTGTCTATGTCATTCAGCTTATTCATCCATTTTTCATTAGCTTTCTTGAGATGGTCAGACAATGCTCTAGTGTCAAGCTTCCACTTCTTCATAAGCTCAGCTCTCTCAGCTCTCTCAGCTTCAATCTCTTCTTCATTCAGTGCATTCTTGGACATTTGAACATTGCTCTTCTCTAGACTTAGCTTGGCATCATATAATGCTTTATGGCTGTAGCTTTTCAAGCCTACTTGAGTAGCAAGCATCATCATGCGGCTTTCATTGTCACATATTGTCTAGAACAGTTGTCTAGCATACTGGTAGTCAGTGTCCTAGTAAGAAAGCTGAGCATCTAGCATCTAGTTCAGCTTTATGTTCTGTCTTTCTAGCTCTTCTATGTCTTTTATAGTCTGGCATAGCTTTGCATAAGCATTCTGCTTGTGATGCTCATATGGCTTCTTATGATAGAGACTACGCCCAATAGATCTGACTTCTCTTAGATGTCTGATGTGCTCTTCTTTTGTGTCATACTCCCAGCGGTAGTAGCGCTGCTCTTCAAATGTTGACATCTGCTTGTAGTATGACTGCCACATGCCCATGATCATTCCATTGTCTTCAATCATCTTCTCAGCAATCTAGCTTCTGCGCTCATGCACATATGAGCCAGGCAGTCCAGTTATGCCCATCCATCCACCGTCTCTCTTCCAGTTGAACAGATCATTGTCAA